CCACGCTTCGGGGAGCGTCTTCGACGATACGATCGACTGGCGAAACCGCTTTGTCATGGCCTTCGTGAGCGGGTCGGGCAGCTTGGTCTACGCCCAGGACCCGGGCTACGTGAGCGGCAACAGCGCGGTCCCGTACAAGAGCACCGACATCGCGATGGCGACGGCCAGCGGCGGCGGCCCTTACATCCAGATGAACAACACGTTCCAGACGAACAGCGATCTAAGCGCTGGCACGTCGACCGTGCTCATTCTGAACAACGCCCTCACCAACGGGCAGATCACCGCGCCGGGCGTCTTCGGCCTCTACGTCGACCCGGCCGACGGGATCCTGCGCGTGAAGTCCACGGCGCCCATCGCGTTTCGCTTCTTCATCTGGCTGATGGCTTCGGCCCAGTTCCCGAACCGCTGAGGAGACCGAGCGCATGCCTGGTACCCCCGGACAGCCGCCGTCAAACATCACCCTTGCGCCGCCGCAGGTCGATGGCCCGATCGAGCAAGATGCGAACTACGAGTTCGACAGCTTCGACCGGGCGTACATCGATTCGCAGATTCGAGGGATCCAGCAGCTCATAACGAGCCTGGTCACCGGCGGCGTCAGCGCGACGATCGTCCAGCTCGCGGGCAACTCCTCAGCGGCCGCCGTCGGCATGGCCGTTTGCTCGTCGCAGCAGACGTTGCCGAACCCGCAAGTCACTCTCGCCAAAACGGCCGCGATGGCTGCGGCGAGCGTCATGGGCGTCGTCATCTCTGCGGCGGCGCCGGGCGGATACGTCGCAGTCGCAACGACGGGGCTTCTCACGTCTGCAGTGACCGGCCTTCCTTCGGGCTCCGCGGGCTATGCCGTGGTGAACGGGGCGGACGGCACGCTTGCATTCTCTGCCTCTCCCGACGGCGCAATCGGAACGGTCGACGGGGGTGGGAACCTCACGCTGACGCCAGGTGGCGCTGGGACCTCGAGCGGGGCCGGCACGTTCGCGACAGTGAACGTCAACGCCACCGGCACCGGCGGCCGCAGCGCGAGCCCCTACGTCGCGTCGGCGGGCCAGCGCGTCGTCGTCCGCATGACGGAAGGCGCCGTTACGGTGAAGCTGCCCGACGCGCTTGGGAAGGACCAGGCCGTCCAGATCGTCGTCGAAGACGGCCAGGCGACCGGCGGGACGCTCACGATCACCACGGTGACGGGCTCGAAGACGCTCGCGCAGCCATCCCCGAACAACGGAACCGCGATCACGTCGATCGCCATCGCGGCCGCCGCCGCGAACTCGGGTCTCACCCTCACTTGGTACAACGGAGGATCGTCGGATGGTCGGTACCTACTTGGCTAGGCTCCTCGCCGGCCTCGCGCTCTTCTGCGCGCTCTTCAGCGGTGGCGATGCGTTCGCGCAGTACGGCCAGAGCTGCCCGCACGCCAACCCTCACGATCCCTACTGCCAGGGCGACCCGCGCTGGGTCACGGCGACGCAGCGGCCGCCGATCGTGCAGGTTCCGCAGCGCCACCTGTACGGCGCGGTGATTCCGTGGTCAGGCGGAGACCTCTGCGCGGGCACGCCGACCGGTCCGCTCGCGTGCGCGATGACCGGCCGCGTCGGGGGCTCGCTCACTGGCCAGATCCGGCTGGCGCAGTCCGACCAGATCAAGGTGCGGAACGCGGCCAACTCGGCAGACCTCAACCTCATAAGCACAGACGGCGCGAACGACGTGTTCGTCGGCGACACCGGCGTCCCCATCGTCGAACTGCTTGCTACGAGCGCCACGGCGCAGCTCACCAGCGGTACCTTCGCTTGGACCGGCGCATCGACCGTCGGCTGGGCGTCCGCGACGGATACCCCGTCGCTTATCCAGCTCCAGCAGGCCAACGGCTCCAACCCGCACAACATGACGATCGCGCCGCAGGCGCCGGGGGCGGGGGCGGCGAGCACGGCGACGGGAACGCCCGGCAGCCTTGTGGTGAACGTCGCCGCGCCCGTCAGCACTGGAACGGAGTCGCTTCTCGAGGTCACGCGAGCAAACACGCTAAAGTTTGCGGCTGGCCCATCGTCGGGTACTGGCCTCGGGAACGTCGGGACGATCTATCTTGGCAGTGGGATTACACCATCTGCGAGCAACTACGCGTTGGCCAGCGACGGGAGCACGGTCCTTGTCAACGCGCTAACCGAGCTCGCGCTGTCCGCCGGTGGAGCTTTCACCGGCGGCGCCGTCATGGCCGATATCGGAGCGGCGGGTGTCCAACTTGCCTCGCGCACGCAGAGCTTCGGCGGCGGCACCGGCGTTGTTGGTATTGCCAACGCCACCGGCGCCCCCTCGTCGAACCCCAGCGGAGGGGGCATACTCTACGAGGGCTCCGGAGAGCTATCCCACCGCGGCAGCGGCGGCGTCATCACTGAGCTCGCGGCGCCTGGCAGCGGTACGCAGAACACGCAGACCGGCGGGTTCCAGAAGCGCGTCGGGTTCCTGCGTACGACGTCCACGTCCACGGTGACCATCTACACGGTCACCAACCTTGCCGCATCGCACGTCGCGACCATCGAGGCTGTCGTGAACTCGATCGACACTACGTCGCTCGCATCGAGCGCGTCCGCCCGAATCGCCTGCTCCTTCGTGAATTCCGGCGGGACCGTCTCGCAAGTCGGCTCGACGACGACGGTCTACAACCACAACTACACGTCGGCACCATCCTGCGCGATCTCGGGCACCAGCGTGAACGTTCAGTTCACGCCGAAGACGACCGATACGACGGACAGCCAGGCAGACGTATACGTGTCGGTCAACTGAGCTCGGACAAAGAGGACGACAATGCCTATTCTCACTCGAGATACTCGTCCGGAGATCTCGCGAGAGCCATTCACCAGAGCAAACCCTCTTGGGAATGGCACGCCTTACAAGATGTTGCCAACGGACACGATCGTCTATGTGGCGGCGGGCGCGCTGGTGACGATGCCTGACCGGCCGATCCAGGGCCGCGAGTATCGTGTGAAGGTCGTTTCCGGAACCGCCGAAACCACCGCCGTTCAGGTCTTCGCGCCCAAGGGGCGTTCGATCGAAGACCCCTCGGCCGGATCGCAGTACACGTTCCGCAGCGGAGCTACGCCCGCTACGATCACGACGAGCGGCGCATGCTACGGCTGGCGCTTCGACGGCGCCGCCATGAACATCAGCATAGGTCGGCCCGATCCGACCCTGCTGAACTCGAATCAAACACTTACAATGCAGCAGGGCGGGACACTGGGCGCCCCGCAGCCAGAGCACTTCTTCTCGGTGCAGCCGACGGACCCAGCGAAGGCGCCATACAGCCTCTTCATCGGCGGCGCGACCTTCAATGGGCAGTTCGATACGGTCTTCTACCTCGGCTACAACGCCGACCACGCGAACGTCTCTGAGCCGATCTGCACGCTCAATATGGAGCAGAACTTCGAGACGGTCCCTGGGACCTTCTTCGTAGAGTGCTACTTCGAGACTGGGATCTCTTCCGCGTCCCTCGTGCGGCCGATCGGCTACGTGCTCAACAGGTCGACGGGCTCGGTCACGACGACGCTCAGCTACACGTCCCCATCGTTCTTTGCGATACAGGGAGGTGCTGCGGGCGCGACGCAGCAGATGCGTTGGACCGACGGGCAGTGTTTCATCGCTCCTACTGCGTATTCGATCCAGTCCAACAACGGGCTCACGCTGGCGAACCTTGCCGGAACGCTCACGCTGCAGAACGCTGCGGGGCAGTTCAACGTCTGGGCGCTTGGGGCCGGAAGCCAGCTCTACACGGCGGCCGACTCGTGGGCCTTCTCGGACCACACGACGGCGCAGCATGCGACGATGGACTTCGTCGGGTCGGTGGCTCGGTTCTACCCGTCGACCGACAACCAGGGGAGCCTGGGCATCTCGGGTGGAAGGTGGGCCTCCGTCAGCGCGGTCGCCGGTAACTTCTCGACGCTCACGGGAGGCGGCGTCGCTCTCGCGTCGAGCGTCGGGACGATCAACGTCGCGGCGGGGGGCACATTCACGCCTGCGGCCGCGGTCTACCAAAACCCATACATCACGCTCACCGGATCGCTTGCCGCAAACGTGACCGTAGTCCTTCCGGCGACGGCTGGGGCCACGTGGATCATCGATGCGACAGCATGCACGCTGAACGCGCACACCATCACCTTGCAAGCCAACGGCGTGAACTGGGCAACAACGGTCGGCGTCACCAACCTCTACGAGGTCACGTACGGAGGAGCCGGGAAGCTCTACGGCGTGGCGCTGACGCCGTGACCCAAGCCCACCCGGAGCCGACCTGATGGCCCTGCACGAAGCGAACGGCGCGTGGCCCGCTGGCCTTTCCGCGGAGGCCCCGCAGTTCCCCGAGCTGCCGCGCGATGCCAGCTGGCCGGACGCCGCGCGGCACTACGGCACGGTCACCGCGCACCTTGCCGCGACGCTGCCGAAGATCGTCCAAGCGCTCGAGTTCCTGCGGGACGCGGGGCACCAGATGGCGTTCAGCATCGCGTCGCTACAGCGCGCTCCGAGCATCCCACCTTCTCGCCCGGAGTCAGCCAGCTACCACGACGCCGTGGCGCAGGCGAAGCAAGAGACCGAAGAGCGCGTCAGGGAAGAGGCGCGTCGAACGCCGGGCCCCCTCGTCGATCCGGACGCCGCGGCGCGCATCGCCGCTGACGTCTTCGCTCAGAAGATGGCCGAGCGCGAGGCGGAGATCCTCGCGCGCGCGAATGCCGACAGGCTCGCTGCGATCGATGCAGCCGAGGAAAAGGCAACGCGTGACCGCGAGGACCTCGAGAGGCAACGTCGATCCGATCGGCGCGACATTCGGCTGAAGTTCTGGGGGGCGCTCGTCGCTGCCATCGCTGCCGGCATCGTCGCCACCGTAACGACGGCCGCCACGTACGAAGCGAAGGCCGTACGGGAGCGCGCGCTCGGTCGAGCGGAGGGGATGCATGAGGCGCCGCAGGCGCCCGCAGCGCCTCCGTTGCCACCGCCGCACCCTTGATCTTCGTCGCGGCCGCGCTCTGGCTCTCGCAGCCGGTAGCGCCGCCGCCCCATCTGAATCTCCGTCGCGTCTTCACGAGCGACGCCGTGCACATCGGCATCGCTGCCAACGTTCTCGTCACTCCCGACGAGCGAGCGGCCGCGGTGACCGTCCAGATCTCGTTTCTCCACATCCTTTAGGAGCACATCGCCATGGATCTTCAGACCGTCCTTCAAGTCGTAGCCGACTTCCAAGCGCACCAGTGGTGGCCGCTGGCCCTCTTGCTCGTGCTCTGGGCTCGCAAGGTGCTCTCGGCCGACTCGAGCTTCAGGCTCAACGTCCCGCCGCGCGCGCTGCACCTGGTGACGGCGTCGCTCACGATGGTGACGGTCTTCGTGACGGCGATGGTCAACGCGACCCCGATCGGCACGGCCGCCCTGGGCGCGCTGGTCGCCGGCATCGGCGCAGGCTTCGCCGACGGCCTGCTGGCCGCCTTCTTTGCCGACCCGTCGAACGTGCCCCGCTGGGCCAAGACGATCGTCATGCTCGTCGATGAACTCGAGGGTCCGCCCCCGGCGCCCGTTGCGCAGTCGCGCGGGTTCTCGCGAGTGGGCCTGGTAGGTGCGCTCTCGCTGGTGTTCGTGATCGCCTGCGGGTTCTTGCAGTCGAAGGTGCCGTCGGACCTGGCCGACGACGCGAAGTGCGTCGCGACGCAGCTTCAAAACGGCAACACCGACCCGGTATCCGTCGGTCTCAACTGCGGCATCCAAGAGGGCGCCACCCTGACGGACCTCATCGCGTACGTGATCCAGAAGCTCGGCGACAAGGTGCCGTCGGGGACGCGGACCGCGATGGGCCACTACGTCTCGGTGCGCCGCTCGGGCGGCGAGCAGTGAACCGTAACGGCAAGGGCCTCCGGCCGCCGACGCCCTCGCGCGTCATGCACCGGATGGGGGCCCTATCCCATCCCGCAGTCGCCGACGCGTACAAGGCTGGGATCCGGGGCGGCGCCGACCTGACTCGGTTCTGCCCCCCGCGACCCGATCAGCGCCAGGCCGAGGTCTGCTTCTCGTTCTCGTTCGGTGGCTGCTACGCGACGGCGCGCGCGGCGGCAGGCAAGCCGCTCGGGTTCGTCCCGAGCCAGGCGACCCTGGCAGCGCTGGTCTACGCGAAGGAGCAGCGAAGTGGACAGCGTCCAGCGTCCGGGTGGCCGGGCCTGAACGATGTGGGGGCCGAGCTCCAGGACGTCGCCGACGTCGCCGCCGAGTGGGGACTCGCCCCGATGGGCGCCCCCGTTGGCGATTCGAACAGCGACACGCCGGACGGTCCGTTCGCCCCGAACGGGTCCGGCACACCTTTCCCCGAGGCAGACGCGATCGAGGTCATCGAGGCTGGGGCCGACATCGTCTCGGGCGAGTACCAGATCCCGGTCGATGCGAACGCGCCCGAGGTCATCGCCGCATCGCTCGATGCAAACATCCCGGTCTGGTGCGGGGGACTCGTCGGTCGCGACTACGAGGCCCTTGGCCCGAACGACGTCGCCGAGCCGACGCCCGCAAGCGACCCGACGGCGGGGGGCCATGCGCAATTTTTAGCCGGGTACCGCGTAGTCCCCGGCACGGGCGAGATTCAAGGACTCGTCGTCGGTTCGTGGGGGCCCCGCTTCGCGTTCAACGGGACGGTGTGGGTTTCGTCCGCGTGGATGCGCTCCCTCTGGCAAGCGTACCCCATGGTGACGCCGTGAGGGCGATCGGGCTCCTGCTCGCCCTCTGCGCGGTCGCCTGCCAGGCGCACCCCATATCCCCACCGCCCGACGCGGACGCCTCTCCTGCGGTCATCCAGGCACCCGATGGGGCTCTGTTGCCACCCTGCCAGGCGGCGTGCGACGCGCTCGACGCCGTGGGCTGCCATGCGCCCTTCGGCGACTGCGTGCGGACGATGGCGCACCTCGATGGGAACCCAGAGGGAATCGTAGTCAGCGGCCAACCCATCACGTGCAACCAGGTCGCCGCGGTCCGAACGCTCGCCGAGGCGCGGGCCCTCCACTTCTGCCGGGAGCAATGACAATGCGCCTCATCGAAGCCTTCGTCGTGATGCTGGCCACGTGCGGCACGGCCTGCAGCCCGGACACATGGGATTCAGCGAAGCCCCTCGAGGCGCCCCAGCCTGGGTACCCCTGCGGCACCGCGTGGCACGTGTGCGCGGTCCAGAAGACGTGCTGTCGTGACGGAACGGTCTGCGGCGGCGAGCCTTACGTCCTGAACTGCCCCGCCGGGTCGTGCTGCGACGAGGGCGACGTCGTCTTCGGCGGAGCTCGGGACGCGGGCGCCCGGATGACGCCGCAGAGGCCGCAACTGTGAAGCTCGCCGCTCGCGCCTTCGTCTGGATGGCCGTTGGCGCCGCCCTCTGCTTCGGGGCCGTAGCCGCGGTCTTCTGGCTCTACAGCCCCGAGCCGGGATCGTGAGCTTTCTTCGCTGCCCCGTTCGACCCGCGAAGCACCCGTGGCGCAAGTGCGGACGGTTCGCCTCGCACCTGCACGAGAGCGGAGAGATGCGCTGCGGTCTGCATGTGCGACAGGCCCGCGTCGACGTGCGGCGCGCGGTCAAGTCGCTCGGGCTCGCGAAGATCGTCCTTTGGCGTGAGGCGCTCCAGGCCCGCGGCCAGCAGGTGCAGCCGTGAACGGAGGCAGCCATGTCCGAACCGCACGACACGGATCCGGAGATTCCGATTCCCGAGGAGGAGCCCACTCGGCCCGACCTTCGGGTGGGAACGCTGCAGGTCTGCCCCCGGTGTCGCGGCGACGGGCGCGTCCTCGAGGCGAGCGAGTGGGCGACGCAGCACAAGGCGATCGCCAGAGTCTGCACGTTGTGCGAGGGCCGGAAGAGCGTCACGGCGCAGCAGATCGCGGAGCGGCACGCGACCAAGATGGGACGGCCGCCCTCCTCGCGGACATAGCGAGGTTCCTGGTCACCGTCGCGCGCGAGCTCGCGATGGCCGCGCGGGGGCAGAAGCGGCGGTTCCAGGTGATCGATGGGGGACGACGATGACGCTGCCGATCGCATTCGAGGTCACCGGCGAGCCGTGCTCCGCCGTCGTCGAAGCGCTAGCGAACGCTCTCGCCGAGGCGCGCGCCGGGCGCATCACCATGGTCGCGATCGCATGCGTCGCTGACGACGGCAAGGGCTTTCACACGATCGGATGGGGACCAGGGCACAACCCGCTCACGCTCGTCGGAGCCTGCGAGCGGGCGAAGGCCTGCGTCCTTAGGGAATTCGACAAGTGACCACGCTCCGCGGCATCGACGTCTCCAGCTACCAGGGCGCCGTCCCGTGGCCCCAAGTCGCCACGCAGCTCGACTGCGCGTTCGCCTTCGTCAAGGTGACCGACGGCGTGCTTGCGGACACCCACGCCGTCAAGAACCTCGCTGGCGCCCGCGACGCGGGCCTCATCGTCGGCTCCTACGCGGTCGTGCGCCCGTCCGAAGCCTCCGACCCGGCCGCCCAGGCCCGCGCGCACTACGGGGCCGTGCAGGCGGCTGGCGGCCTGAAAGTGGGGGACCTGCCACACGTGGTCGACTTCGAGGAGCGGGGCACGCTCGGGGACGTCGCGCTGGCCGACTGGCTCGATCGGCACTGCGAGGAGTGGGAGCGGCTCATGGGCGCTCCGCCGATTGTCTACACATTCCCTTCCTTCTTTGCCCCGCTCGCGGCGATCGCGGGCCCCGCAACGGCCAGGACGTCGCTCTGGTGGGCGTCGTACTCGAGCGCCATGCTTCCGCCGACGCCGACGGCGTTCGCCCCGACGCACCGCGTACCGCTGCCGTGGGCGCGCGCGCGCTTCTGGCAGTGGACGGACCACGGCAAGCTCACCAACGGGACCGCCGTGGACTGCGACCTGTTCGATGGGTCGGTCGATGAGCTTCGCGCGATGTGCCTGACGGGCGACGTGGCCAGCCTGCGACCGCTCTTCGTGCCGCCGGACCCGGAGTCAGCATGACCGAGCGCATCACGTTCAAGGACACCGAACTGCTCTACGCGGCGACCGCGCGCTGTCGGTGCGGGGCCGGCCTCGCCTATCCGCGCGAGCACAAACACGCGATGCAGCTGCGGGCATGGCTCTGTTCGGCCGTGCTCAAGGGCGAAGTCGAGGAGGTCGCAACGCGCGCGATCCCATTCGGCCTGAAGAGCGAGGAGTCGACACCGAAGCACGACGCGTTCGATTGGGCCTTCTACAAGGTCCGCGAGGAGACATCGGTGAACAACGCCGGGGGCTACACGACCCGCCCCGCTGGCACCGTCGCGCGGACGATCGGCATGGCGTCATGTCCGAAGTGCAAGCACAGGTGGGAGTCCGAACCGTACGACGCGTCCACGACCGGCCATCACTGGCGGTCCGGTGCCTGCCCTGGGTGCGGCCTTGATCATGGTGCGGACGGCTGCACCGACAGCAGGCGAGGTCCCAGCATCGACATGCGGTTCCGCGACGTCGTGATCCCAGCGTAGCTACCACCCATTCCTGTCCCAACGCCCCGCCCGCGCGCCACCGAGCGCGTGTGGCGGGGCTTTTCGCATTCGGAGTTCTCATGCTGCACGCCATCCTCCTGCTCGTCGTCTTCTGGCTGCACGGCCAGACAACGCTCCCCCTGCGCGCCGTGGAGCGCTACGCCAGCGACGAGCTAGAAGCCGTGGAGACGGTCGTCTGGATGAAGCACGAGAGCGACTTTGGGCGCGTTCGGCACGGCAGTTACGCGCCATGCGATCATGGCCTGATGCAGCTCCACAACCGGCCCGACCTCGAGGGCCCCGAGCACGACGCGGAGAGCGTGCGCGTCTGGCTGGCCATCAAGCACGCGAATGCGAGGCTATGCGGCGATGACGGCCTAGCCTCGCTCAGTTCTGGCCGATGCGACCGCGGGACGCGCCTGGCCGAGGCGAGGCGTCAGGAGGCCAAGGCACTTTGGATCCTGGCGGCCTATGCGGTGGGGCGGCCGTAGAGCGTAGCGCGCATCAGTGCGGCGTTTCTTCCGACACATGCTCACCTCGTTCGAGGCAGTCCGCCGCGTCGCCGAGGTTCCACGGATTGTCGTATCGGCCCGTCTCGCGCAGCCACCGGAGAACATGCACTCGCTCTAAGCGTCGTCCGCTCTCGAACGATTCGGCGTGGTGGTACTCGGGCGCTTGGAACCCGCGCACCTTCTCGCGCTCGGCGTCCAGCATGTTCAGAAGTGAGCGGAGCACACCGCCGAGAGGGTCCCCCACCTCGGCAGCCATCTTACGCAATCCCGCTTCGGCTTCGGCTTCCGTCATCTCGTCCTCCGTAGCGCGCATCAAGGCGCGCCGTTACTTCCCACCCGTGAATACGCAGCAACACTTGCCGGCTGTCGTGAGTGCAGAGGGTAGCCCATGCCGTCCAGGCGGCCAGGTGACGTCGCATGTCCCGACGTGCTCAGGGTGCAGGCATTTCGGGCACCAGCCAGACACCGCCTTCGGCGTCGGGTCGCAGGTGACGCACTGCGGGTCGATGCTCCCCTTCGCTCCGTGATTGCACTTCGGGTTCATGTTGGCGCCCCTCGCGCGCACTCAAGCGTCGATGTTGACTACATCCTCCGGCACGTCGAAGAGCCCGAGCATGCCCTTGCACGGCACGAACGGGAGCGGCTCGACGTCGGCAAGGACGAACCCGAACTGGTCCCGCATGTGCCATCGACGGTCGACGCCATCCGGGTAGAGCGCCTCGGGTCGGTGCGGCGGCAGTACGTCCACGATGCGAGCGCGACCGACGATGCCGCCTCGCTGCATGGCCTTGAGGGCCGGGGCGTCCGACACGTGCCGAATCACGCCAGCGTTCTCCATCCACACGAGCGCGTCCTCGTACTCGTCTCGTGTACATCCCTTCGCAGCATGAAGGAGGAAGGTGCCTCGGAATCCAGTATTCCACACACGGTTCTCAATGCGCTTCCCCGCATGCAGGATCGCCCACCACCACGGTTGCCGTCCGCTTAGAGCTTTCATCGCGTCACCCTTCCTCCGTCCCGTAGCTTTCCGCGCGCAGAGCCGCGCCGATCATCCCCACACCATCCCCGCGTACGCGCCAGCGGCGTACCCTGCGACGAATGCCGGCGCGACGTGCCAGTCCTTCACCGATTCCCCGACGCCGACCACCATGGCAAGTGCCTGTAGCCCGGACACCAACGCCGTAGCCCACGCGGTGCCATGCGACACCTGGTGGACCCACACGACGGACAGCGCCTCGTAAGTAGCTCCTGATGCGAGCGCGAAGGCGAAAGGGAGAAGTCTCTTCACGGTTCCTCTGAGTCGTGGTCCTAGCGCGCAAAGATGCGCCGATGTTCCTCACCCGGGCCCACAACAGTCGATGCATCCTCGCCCGTAGCAGAGGCAGATGGGCCGTATCGGAGTGGTGGACTTGGCTTCCGCGCCGCAAAAACCGATGCCGGAGACGGTGAGCATCGAGCGCACGTCATCGGCCATCGCCCATGCAGCTATGTTATCTCCCCGCAAGTGAGGTACATGGCGACGCAGTGCATCGGCGATGCCTTCTAGCGCTTGTCGGTACCGTTCTGTCACCTCGTCAGCCATGGCCTCTCACTTCCTGACCTAAGTGCCTCGATGAGAGGCTGTAGGTCGATTGGGTTCGTGGCGCTAACGCCGCAGGCCTGAACCCACAAGATGGCCTGCCGGGCCCTGATGTCCAGTGCGAGCCACACCTTGTCGTCGGACGCGGTGTTCAGTCGGCAGCATGCCGCGTACATGATCCACTCCACGACGTTCACGGCGATTCCAGTCTCCTCGCGCGCATCTGAGCTAGCTCGCCTTCCGTCGTTTCATTCGCTTTTCGAGTGCCTCGATCTTGTCGTGCCATCGCCACAACTCGGCCTGCGTCGCCTCAGCTTGGCGCTTGCAGCGTGCCAGCTCTCGCTCAAGCTCTTCGATGGTCATGGGAGGTGCGCGCAGAGGACTTAGTCCTTCTTCGTGCCTTTTGGCTCCGGGCTGGCAAACCCAAAAACGTCTTGCAGGTCGCACCAGTACGAGCGCCCTTGCGTGGCGCCGTACCCCTCCCACGCCGCCTGAGCCTTCCTGAATCGCTCTTCCTGGTCGGCCATCGTCCTGTCAGCCGACGCGCGGTAGGAGCGGTCCGTCAGCGCGGCACCGCGGATGCACTGGAAGTGGTCATGCAGGTTCGACCACTCAGCCTCGCACCCAAGCTCGTACGCCGTCTCCTCTGCCCACTTCTCGTAGGCCCCCGCGCGCTCGTCAGCCTCGGCGAAGGCTTCCTCAGCGCTCATTGCTACGTGAGCAAGCTCGGTCTCGCGGACGCGCTTGAGATCTTCCAACTCCGCTCGTATCGGCTCGCATGGCGGGTCCTTGTATGCCCCGTGCGTGACGCCCTTGAGGTAGTAAACCGGGTAGTTGGGTGACGCCTGGCCGCCGCCGTGCGCGTAGTCGTGCTTCACCATGTCGCAGCGGCTGCATTGGCTGTAGGTGTCCTTCGACTGTCCGGGTGCGTCGTCACCATGCGAGGTGAGGAACTTCCAGTCGTGCTCACTCACTGGAGCACCAGGCACACGAGCGCCAGCGCGGCGACCCGGTAGCGGTGCGTCCGGTAGGGGCTCGGCCCCGGCTCTCGCAGCTCACGCTGGACGGCCTCACTCGCCGCCTGGGCTGCCTCCTCGCGCGTCGCCACGGCCACGCCGGGCACCGGCAGCCAGCGGTTCCGCGTTGCCCTTTCGTCGCACTTCTCGATGGTCCACATGATGTCTCGACTCCTTACTTTTCCGTTTTCCGGCAGGTCATGGGTCTCCTCAAAACGGAATGTCTTCGTCATCGCCGATGGCACCGCCGCTGTAGCCCCCGTCGGAGGGCGAGGACGACGTCGTCGGGCTTGATGTCGCGGCGGACGACGGTCCCCGCGCGCGAATGCGCCGCGCCCAGGACCGGCAGCGCGCCGCGTCCGACCGGTCGTACTGGGCGTACTTTTCTTTGCCCTCCTTCGGATGGTCAGCCATCCACGCGAGCGCCTCGGCGTAGGCATCGAGGAAGTCGGGGGAGCACTGCGATGCGTTCGAGCCCTTGAAGGGCTGTCCGCGCCATGCCTTGGGGTCGAACTTGATACGCGGGTCCCCGTTCCTCCCCTGCAGGTCCCGGTCGTCGGCGAAGAGGCCCGACGCGCGCTCGAGAAAGGCCATGCGGCTCTCGATCGCGTTGAACCGATCTTCGACCATGGCGGCGAAGCGCTGCTCGTCCGTCTCCGTCACGTGGCCCTCTTCTTGCGCGCAGCCTTCGGCGCCTTGGGGTCGTTCGTCTCGCGCACGGGGTGCGTCGGCGTCGTCCTGTAGAGGGACGCGACCTGCTCGTCGGACGCGCCGAGGGCGCGCAGCATCGCGACCGACCCCTTCACGTTGAACGAGACCGACGACGACGTCGTTTCTCGGACGACCTTCCCCTCGCCGACGGGGAAGGGCCGCGTACGCGCCCGGAGCTTCAGCCCGTCGAGGACGATCCCGAGCGTCGTCTCGACCTGGCGGGCCGTCGTCCACGCCGCGCCGGCCTTGTCGTCGGGGAGGTTCGAGATCGCGCGCACGAGCGCGTCGGTCTCCCCCGCCACCGCCAGCGCGAGGCGGGTGTAGGCCGGGCACCAGTCGACCGAATCGCAGTGGCGGCAGTGCGCTCCGACCGTCACGTCGGGGCTTCCGCCCGAGTCGACGTGCGCCTCGAGGTCGCGCGCCTCGCGAAACCCGTCGCAAAGGTCGTCGATGTACGAGTCGATGTCGAACCGGGTGACCTCGTGCGAGTCGTAGCCCACTTGGCCTTCCGCGTTGATCCGGACGATCCGCACCTCGACGGCAGGCTTCCGGGTCACGGTCTGAAGGACGGACGCGAAGAAGAGCAGCTGGGGATTCTCCTTCGCCGGCGCGACGTCGCCCCACCCCGTCTTCAGGTCGATGACGACGGGGACGCCGTCGAGCCGCACCCCCATGATGTCGAGGGTGCCGGGGAGCTGGTGCTCGTTGACGACGTACGCGCGCCCGAGCTTGCGCCCTAGGCGCTGGACCGAGGCGTCGCGCATGTCGATCGCGAAGGCGACCTCGGTCTCGACCTCGCTCAGGTCGCCGCCGAGCTTGACCCACTCGAGCCGGCTGCACACGAAGCGGTGGTCTTCTGGCACCTGGTCGAGCGCGACCTGCGGAGGAATCCCCGACAGCACGGCGTCGACGTAGGCGTGGATGGCCTGTCCGCGGTCGGCGTACTCGCTCGGCCGGTCGACCCGCGGCAGGGCTACGCTGGCCGCGCACGCGAACATCCGCTCGATGCCGCTGGCGGTGACGAGGGGGAGGCGCCTCACGGCCGGGCCCCTTGGGCGGACGCCTGACTGTCTACCTTCTCGCCGATCGACACGTTGTAAAAGCGCTTCGCCTCATCGGCGAGGTTTGTGGGAGCCACATCGACGAACGCCGCCACCTCCCCACGCACGGCCTTGCGTGCCTCGGGTGTCTTGGCATCGAAGATCCGCTGCTTCATGGCGACGAGCTCGGCCTCGAAGTCGCGCGCCGGAGCGGCCTGCGGCGGAGCGCCGTTGGCTGGCTTGGGCGGCGTCGATCCGCTATCGACCACCTCGCCGCGGAGCTCGCCCGGCTCCAAGTCGTCGACCTCCTCGCGCGCGGGCATTCCCATCGTCGCGTCGGGGAACAGGATGTCGGCCAGGCCGGAGCTCGCGCGAGCCCGGAGCATGGCGCCCGGATACCTGTTCCAGTTGTTCTTCTTCTGCGCGTCCGCGTCCTTGCCGCGGCCGAGCAAGCTGGCGCCCTCTGCCTCCTCGATCGTGAACGAGAACATCTGCTCGGCCCGACCCCGGCGCTTCGCCTTATAGGTAGCCTTGCGCGGGGTCGATTCGACGAGATCGAAATATTCGCACTCCGGGTGGCGCATCGCGAGCGCGACTTTGAGCTTCGCCGAGATGCTGGGCCGGCCCTCTACCTCGTACACCTGCTGCATCGCGACCATGGCGGGCAGGCCCAGCGCACGCCCCGTCATGATGCGTACGAGAGCGTCCTCTGGGCTCTTGATGCCGCAGATACCCGTCTTCGCCAGCGACGCGCAGAGCTTGTAAGTGTCGCTGACGTTGTTCGGTTCCAGGGCCAGGCGAAACGCGTCTTCGTCATTCGGGACCACGCGCGCAAGTGCGGCCGTTTGCGGTGCGGTCGCGGGCGCGGTCTGTTCTTCGGTGGGCATGATCGAATCCTCTCTTTTGGGTTATCGTTGTCGCGCGTCGTACTTGGCACACCGTGCTCGTTCGCAAGTCCGACACCTGCGGTGTCCTGATCTAGGCTCGATTCGCACGTTGCTTCCGGTCATGAGGTGGCCGCTGGGGCACGTCGCCGTCGGCTCGTACGTCTTGCTCCGCTCCTCGGCGGAGCGCCGTCCGGACTCCGCGCGAGTCATGGCGGGGTCGGAGACGGCACGCTCGGCGGGCCATCCGTAGGCAAGGCGACCACGGATCGTGTGCCAATCCAGACCGAACCGCTCCGCCCATGCAGCCTGCGTGAGCGTCTCGCCGAAAGCGGTTACGAGATTGTTCGCACTGGTGTTGCGTGCCTGCTCGATCTTCGTGGCCCAGCGCACGTTGCCAGGCTCGTAGTGACCGTTGTTGTCTATCCGGTCGAGCGAGTGCTTTGGAGACGGTCGCCGTCCTACGTCTGCAAGGAAGGCCAGGAACCCATCGTGGCCTAACCATCGGTCGCAAACACGGATGCCGCGGCCAACGTACCTAGCCGCTTTCGGATGTTTGGCGTTGCGGCAACGCTCGATCATCCGATGCCAGGTCATGTACTCGACCGAACGTGCCCCGCGGCCAGCCTCACCATGTACGTTCACAGCGTGCTCCTCACGCGGAGGCCGAGGGCCAGCATGTCTCCTAGCGTTAGCGTCGCTGCGGTCTTGCGCAGTCCGACCAGCGCGAACCGAACGATCGACGGAATCTGCAGCCAGACGGCAATCTCGAGTCGCATCGCTCATCCCTCCTGAGCCCGCACGTCGGCGAGCGTTACGCGCCGCGGTCGCACCGTGACCGTGGCGATCGACAGCGTCGTCGAGCATCCCGGGCAGTTCACGAGCAGGTGAAACTGCGGCTTGCCGTTGTCGTCGACGTCGTCTTGGGCGCCGATGAAGCGACCGCCTTCGAGCGGGGAGCCGCAGCCGTGGCAGACGGTTTTCATCGGGCGATCCCCGCCGCCCGCTCGGCTCGCGCGGTAGCGATCGACACTTCAAGGGCCCGGGTCATCGCGGGCTCTTCGTTGTCCGCCCACGCCTCGAACCGCTCGCGAGCCTCACGAGCCGCCTTCTCGACGCTGATGGCGGTGGCCTCGGCGACGACCACGCCGGTGACGAGCACCGTGAACGTGTGCAGGCGGCCATGCACGTCGTACTCGAAGCCGATGCGCGGGCCGGGGTGACCCTCGCTCGCGAGCTCGGCACGGTACTCGGCGATCGCGTCGACGAGCATGGCGACCGGGTCGCTCACGACGCCACCCGAAGCGCCGAGCACTCGCACACGACCCGCTCGCAGGCAGGGCACGGCTTGTCAGCCGCGGCGGCCGCGTCGAGGCAGAATTGACAGACCGCTAGATCGTCCTCGAGGGCGACGGGCACGCCCTCCAAGCACACGTCGCAGCGCTTCGCGGGCACCTTCCCGGTGCCGTCGCAGGACAGGCACTCGTTGACCTCGACGTCATCGGGCGGAGCGCCGAGGGGGGCGCGGCCGATGGCGTGGCAGCCGCCGCCAAGGCAGCGGGGGCAGTCGACGAGAATTGCGCTGCTCATGTCTATACGTATACGTAATCGGAACGGTTTGCGCAAGCAAAAAGAATCCGGAAACGGATACGCCCCGGATTCAGCCCGCGTTACAGAGGCTTATGACGTCGTACGTCCCGCTAGAGAACTGGCGATTGATATCGGCGAGGCGCCTCGTAGCGGCCGCGATGGGCACCACAAAGGCATTGGCCACGACTGAGGCCCGCGGGCCTTCTACCGCTACCAGGGCGCGAACGGCAGCCTCCGGCATCACCACGGCCCGCGCGATCTCCCGAAGGATGGTGCTCGGCGGGAGGGGGGTTCCCATCATCGCAAACCAGACCATGACGACGGCGATCCCCGTCGCCATGCAAAGTTCGCGGCTGTCGAGACCTGCCGGCAGCTGCACGCGCAGGAGTCGGCCCTCTCCGCTCGTCAGGAGCGTAGGACCGAAGGACACGCGGTCCCTGGGCACGATGGCCAGCAGCAGGGCACCGGGCCCCGGCGGCTCGAGCATCGACGCCTCCGCGCGCTCATAAATAAGCCCCGCTACCCTATCCGCATCATGCATCGACGCCCCCGAACAGCGCTCAGCCAGCCACCTTAGCGGGCGGGTCCGTAGGCGTACACCGTTCCGGATAGAGAACGCAACCGACAACGAACTAAAATCTGCGTCTCCGTTTCGGATTCGCCGGGGCAGATTGCCCTGATTCGGGCACATCTTCGCCAGTAGTCAATTGTGGGGGCTGTCGGCTGGGGGCCGTTGTAACGACCAGGTCGTCGACCGTGTCCGGACCTGCGCGCCCGATCATCTGTCCCATCTTCTTATATAGACGCGCGAAGTCAGGGCCGCTCAGGCGGCTCAACATCTCGTCGATGTCGTCCGGCTCGAGTCGCTGCGGCAGACTCAGAATGCGGTCGACCGACCAACCGAGATACTCGCGCAGCGTGAGCACGAGCTCGATCGTCGGCTTCCGCTTCCCGCTGCGCCAAACGGAGACTGCGCTCTGATGCAGGCCCATGCGTTTAGCCGCATGGGAGCTCCGCTTCTCGTCAGGATCCAAGATCGCGATTACGCGCTCAAGCGCATCTTGGATGCTTTTGGTAGCCGTGTCGAGCTGAGCGCGGCGACGACGCCTTCGCTCGTCTCCCCGCTTGGCCTCATCCGTAGGCATCAAAACAAGCGTAAACGTTGACACTTATCCGTTCCCGTAAAAAAGCGGTTGACGTTCTGTTCCGTTTCCGTATACAGAACAACCGAGCGCATGCATACTCACCAACGTTTGCGGGCGTGGCGAGGCGACCGGACGCAGAAGGACATCGCTGTCGCGGCCGGGCTCCATCAGAGCGCCCTTTGCCTGATTGAGCGGGGCGACAAGACCCCGAGCCTAGAGCAGGCCTTCAAGCTGCAGAAAGTCTCACGCGGGCGGATCCGCGCTGTCGACTGGCTCGACGGTTCGAAGCTCAAGAGTGTGCGCCCTCTCACCGCCTGAAAGATGCGGGGGAACGCGGTCATCCGCAATGGTGCGCAGACTTTCAGTATCCGGATACGTAACACATAGATGATCTCGGGGCCAGCGGCCCCCATCGAGTGACTCGAGACGATCGGAGACCACCATGTCGAACGAAGGCGAACAGAGACTCTTTGCGGGGCTCGTAGGCAATCTAGAGGACGGCCAGCTGGCCAACGACCTCGGCGACGCGCTGCATCGGCTCAACCTGCAGATCCTCAAGCAGGCAGAGGCCGTCGGCAAAGCGAAGAGCGAGATCACGCTCAAGCTGAAGCTGAGTGCTGACAGCGGCGGCACCGTGCAGATCGACGCCGACTTCAAGGTCAAGGAGCCGCAGCCGGTGCGAGCTCGCTCGGTGCATTGGCTGAGCAAAGAAGGCCATCTCTGCACGAGCAATCCGAAGCAGACGAAGTTGCCGCTCCGCGAGGTGCCCAGGGCGCCGGCCGCGAAGCAACCGGGCCAGGCGACGGGCGAGTAAGGCGCGTCACGAACATCGAAAGGGATGACGACAATGAGCGAGCACAAGACGAAGAGCGAGGCGGAGGCGGTCGAGTCGATCGTGAGGACGAGCGCGCTCGTTCCTACGTTCCACACGGTGACAGGAGACGCGGGGCAGCCTCCGACGCACTTGGCGACGGTTCCCAACGGAATGCAGCTGGTAAGCGTCGAGGACCACCTGCAAAAAGCTCGCAGCGCCCCGAAGAATCGCGGCGGTACGGCGAGCCTGACCGACCTTGACTCGTTCATCTCGCACGTGCGTCGGTTCTCCGACGACGACAGCGTGATCTTCCTCGACGAGAATCGCCAGGCGCCGAAGCTCGTCGCGGTCCTCGACTACAACCGGCAAGGCCCCGAGGGTGCGCCGCGCTTCGGGTGTCACAAGTCGTCCTATGCGTTCCCCGTCTCCGACGAGTGGCGCGCCTGGACCTCGAAGAACAAGGCCTGGATGGGCGTCGAGGAGTTCGCCGCGTTCCTCGAGGAGCACCTGATCGACGTGGTCGCCACTCACGGCGAGACGGCCAAGGACTTCGCCAAGCTCTTCGGTGTCGACCTGTCGTCGCCGGTCCGGCTGCTCGAACTGTCGAAGGGTCTGTCGATCCACGTCGGCGCTCGCGTCGAGAAGCACGTCAACCTGTCGACGGGCGAGGGGCAGGTCCACTTCGCCGAGACGCACCAGGGAGCCGGAGGAACGCAGCTCAAGATTCCCGGCGCGTTCGCCATCGGCATTCCAGTCTTTCGCAACGGCCACCCCTACGAGATTCCGGCGCGCCTTCGCTACCGCGTCGCCGGAGGCTCCATCACCTGGGCCTACGACCTGCACCGCTTCGATGCGGCGTTCGACGAGGCGATCCGGGACGCGGCCGAGAAAGCTGGCGAGGCTACCGGGCGCGCGGTGCTGTTCGGGACGCCTGAGGCATAAGGCCCGTGCGACCCATCATCCTCGAGAGCCCCCTCGCCGGCAACGTCCGGCGAAACACCGCATACGCGCGCGCGGCCATGCGCCACGCCCTCGAGCAGGGCGACGCGCCGATGGTCTCGCACCTGCTGTACACGCAGTGCCTCGACGACGAGGTGCCCGAAGAGCGCGCCCTCGGCATCGAGGCCGGCCTTTGCTGGGGTCCGAAGGCGACGGCCACGGTCGTCTACGTCGACCTGGGCGTCAGCCCAGGCATGAAGTTCGGCATCGAGCGCGCGGAGAAAGAGAAGCGGCCCGTCGAGTTCCGGACGGTGCCGGGGTGGAAGTGGCCGCAGTGAGCAAGTCACACGAGTCTGCGGAGAGGACGAGGTAGCCCAATGCGTCAGCGCGCCGCCCTTGAGCTGCTCGACCGCGGCCTCGCGATGACCCGAGAGGCGGTCCGGCATCTCATCGACCTTCCCGACCCCGAGGAGTGGATCGACCAAAAACGATCCCCCCTCGGGGTGCGGCGGCACTGCGAGCTCGCGCGCGCCGGGTTGCTCGTGGGGGCGCGCAAGGACGGCGGGCGGTGGTTCGTGAAGCGAAAGCACCTCGACGCGTACCTCGACGCGCAGGAAGCGCCGAACCCCGAGCACGCGGAGCAGGCGCAGATCATGGCGTTTCGCGCGCGCCCGTCTGGGCGAAGGAAGGAGGCCGCACGATGAAACAGGGAACGATGGGACGCCGCGTGATGATCGTGTTCGAGGAGACCGGCGGCGCTGGCTTCAACGTGTACCTCGAGGGCCAGACCAAAGGCATCCGCGTCGACGCTCCCGGAGACGACCTGTCCCCAGCGGACTTCTACGCAAGCAGGATGCTCGTTGTCGTCGTCGCCCGCCTTGCCGAGGTCGGGGCATTCCGATCCGCGGGGCAGCGATCGTGAGCGCCCGTCGCCCCGGCTCCGCCCAGGTCGTGCGCGGCCGCGTCTACGGCCGCTTCTGGTTCGGCGAGGAGCGCGAGAGCGTTCCCATGCCTGGCGTGCGCGCCTCCGATCCCGACGCCGTGCGCGCCCGCTGCGAGCTCGTGGCCGACACGATCGCGCGCCTGGCCGCGGCGGGCCGGGTTGACCGCGCGCGCGACTTCGCCGTGCAGCTCGGCGCCGCCACGAGCCAGAAGGGCCTGACCGCCATCGACCGCACGATCGAGACGTTCCTGAAAGAGAGCGGGCCGGTCGGCGATGGCATCACGGTCCGCCAGTTCGGCGAGCGCTGGACGGGGGGCGAGCTCGCTCGGATGTACCCCGACCATGTGCGCAAGAAGGCTACCGCCGACGACGACCGGTGCCTTCTCGAGCAGTACGTCTACCCGCTCATCGGGTCGACGCCCGTGCGCGCCGTGGAGCTTTCCGACGGCGAGAAGGTAATGCAGGCCGTCCCGCACACGCTCTCCCGGGCCCGCCGACGGCACGTCGCCCAGGCGATGCACCGGCTTCTCGCGCTCGCCGTGTACCCGGCGAAGCTCCTGAGGGCCCACCCCTTCCCCCGTGGCTTCCTGCCGAAGCTGGGGGGCGAGAAGGCGAAGCAGTACCTCTACCCCGACGAAGACGCGAAGCTGATGGGATGCGTGCACATCCCGATCGACTACCGGCTCTTCTACGGGATGCTCGACCGTGAGGGGATGCGCCTGAGCGAAGGGCGCCTGCTCGAGTGGGCCGACATCGACCTTCTCCGCGGCGTCGTGCGCCTGGACGAGAACAAGACCGACGAGCCCCGCTCGTGGGTACTCGACCCGGGCGTGGTCGCCGCCCTGAAGCGCTGGCGCGAGGCCCGTCCTGACCTGCTGCGGCCCTTCGACGGCGTCGACGACCACCATCCGGCCGCCCGCTTCCGGGACGAGCACCTGACCCGCGCCGGCATCGACCGGCCCGAGCTCTTCGAGTCGACCGAGGCCCGCAAGCGCATCCGCGTGCACGACCTGCGGGCGACGTTCGTGACGGTGTCGCTGGCGAACGGCAAGACCGAGACGTGGGTGCAGGACCGGACCGGGCACAAGTCGACCCTGATGATCGCCCGCTACCGCCGGGCGGCGCGGACACTGGCAGAGCTCGCCCTCGGGCCGCTACAGCCGCTCGGCGACGTCCTGGTGTGGGAGTACGTGCCGCCGCCGGCTGGGCAAACAGGTGTCAAACGGGACGGGTCGAAAGTGGTGGCCCCTGCGGGATTTGAACCCGCACGCCGCAAAGCGGCCACGGATTTTAAATCGGCGGTGGCGTCGTCGGGCGGTGCGCCACGTCGTGAATCGCAGTCAGAGACGACGTCCGACGACGTGCCATTAGGATCGTTTGCAGGTCGTTTGACAGATCAGCTCCTCGACCGGGGCGCACGCGACCTGCACCAGATTCGCACGGACTGGAGCGCCTTCGAAGTCGCTGGCGAGGCCATGGATCCGGAGCACGGAGGGTCGTCGTGACGGCCGCCCAATGCACCGGCGCGGCGTCGTTCCAAGGCGGTCGTACGTCCGAGGGACGCCCATTGTGGCTCTGCTCCCACTGCCACCGCGTGGCGGTGTGGGACGACGGGTGGAGCTACTTCGGCCGACTCGCCTGCAAGCGAGACCACGAGCCGTGCATCGAGTTCGTCGCGTGCTCGGAAGCGTGCCGTGTCGCCATCGAGGCGTCCAAGGGACTTCGAAAGCCGAGCGGGGAGGCACCCAAGGCCAAAGCGCGCCGAGGGGCCGTCGATCCGCGTGAGGAAGAAACCGCGGGGACGTCCGCGGGGGCCACGTCCGGGGGTCTGTCGGCCTCCCCGGCGGCCCTTTGGTCACCCCGAGCGGCCGCGATGGTCGCCGGTCTGCTCGCAGCGGGGTCGTCGTGACCGGCCCCCGACGCGGCCGCGTGGCCATGCTGGCGGCCCTCGCGGCGATGCTGCTGCCGCCGATCCGCGACGAGCGGCTCGAGCCCGTCGCACTGGTGCCCGAGCCGGAGCCGCGGCGCCATCCGCCGCGCGACGTGGTGGGCCCGATCGTGCTCGGCCCTGACGACACTGTCACCTACTTGCAACTTGCCGGTGAGCCGGCCCCACTCTTCCCTCCGCCCCAGCCCCGCTTCGTGATGGCGCCGCCGCGTGACTGCACCTGCGGCGCGTCCGGTGACCCCGCCTGCAAGTACCACGGGCCGCAGCTGCGGAAGCTCGCACGACGGGCGGCGCGGGCACGGAAGGGGGGTGCCTGATGGTCGCCGATGTCACCCCGCAGGCCGCCCCCTTCGAGGCGGCGAACACGTACCGCGGCTGGCTCCCGACCGAGCGCCGGATCATCGCACCACTGCTCCAGTCGAAGCACGAGATCGACGCAATCGTCGACGGGTCTCTCGACGACCTGCGCGCGCACATCCGCCGACGCGTGGCCGAGCTGCGGATCGACGCGACGGCGCTCCCCTTCGACGACCTGGTCTTCGAGGAGTGCTCCGACGGCGTCGCCATCTCGGCGCGCATGCTCGTCCCCGACCGCGACGTGCTCGACCACCTCGAGTGGTCGCAGATCTGGCGGACCGTCGTCATCGTTTGGCCCGCGCTGAAGATGAACGGCCCAGACTACCTGATTCGCGCGATGCGCGAACTGATGGCGTCGATCCTCGCGCACGAGGTCGACGAGAGCATCGCCGACGGCGGCGAGCGCGTGTTCGACCCGCACCGGCCCCTGAGGTCCTCGCCATGACCCTCGAAGCCTACCCGCTCACCTGGCCCGCCGGGCAACCCCGCTTGCCTGGCCACCGCCGCACCGACGCGGCGTTCAAGGTCCAGATCGGCCGGACCCGCGACGAGCTCCTGGCCGAGCTCCGGCTGCTCGGCGCCACGGGCGTCGTCATCTCGAGCAACCTGCCGGTGCGTCGCGACGGCATCCCTTACGCCGACGCGCGCGAACCCGGCGACCCCGGCGTGGCCGTCTACTTCGATAGGCGCGTGAACGGCGAGCGGCGGCCGTTCGTCATCGCCTGCGACTCGTACCGGAAGCTCGTGTGGAATATGCGGGCGATCGGGATGACGGTCGAGGCGCTGCGCACGATCGCTCGGCACGGCGCGAACTCGATGCTCGAGCAGGCGTTCACCGGGTTCGCGGCGCTGCCGCCCGCGCAGCAGGCGAAGTCGTGGTGGGAGACGCTAGGCGTCTCGCGCGACGCCACGGTCACGCAGGCGCGCGAAGCCTGGTGCGCGCTGTCGCTCGTCCACCACCCGGACGTCGGTGGCTCGCACGATCGGATGTCCGAGATCAACGCGGCGTTTGACCGCGCGAAGGCGGAGGCTCGCAGGGACGCATGACCAACCCCAGTGCCACCTACGACGATCTGATCGCCACGGTCCGACCGTGGATCCTGCGAGCTCGCGGCGTCGGGACCGTGGACGCTCTCGAGATCCGCCGCACTCTGAACGAGCTCGCCGCCGAGATGCGCGACGGCAAGACGTTCGAGGCAGCCCTGGCGCTTGCCTGCCGGCCCGTCGACGGGCTCGGCCCCGAGGATCCTCCGGTCGCGTCGAGCAGGCCGAACGCAGGCAAGCCCAGGCCGGTCCTGCTGAGCGCAACGGTCTCAGATGAGGACCGTCACGCGCGGCAGCGCCAGATCTTCGAGACGCAGCGTCGTCGCGCTGATGCGGCCCGCCCGGCACCGAAGCCGATGCCACCGAAGGCGCCGATCTCCCATCCGAACGCCGTAGCCACCACGCTTGAGCAGCTCGCGACGACCGTGATCGAGGTCCTTCGCGGCGGACCGCGGTCCACCTATGACATCGCGTTTCGGCTCATCGACGACCCGTCTCCGCACGAGGTCGGAGCCGCGCTCATGGTCTTGCGTGCTCGGCATCTCGTCGAGCGCATCGGCCGGGGGCGCGTCGCCCTCTGGCGTCTCGTCGCGAAAGGAGCCCAGGCGTGAAGCAAAGAACGACGACCACCGGCGCCAATCAGGCCACGATCCTTGCGTTGCTCGGCGAGCAGCCGCGAAGCTCGCGCGAGCTAGCGAAGGCCCTCGGGGTCACGAACGCAAAGCTCACGCCCGTTCTTGCCGATCTGAAGCGGCAGGGGAAGATCGCGAGCTCCGGCGAGCGTAACGCGCCCTACCGCATTCACGGCCACGGATTCTCGAGTCCGCGCGAGGAGGACGACCCCACACCCGACACGCCCAAGCCCACGAAGCTCGGTCCAAACCTCCGGAGCATCATCCTCGATGCGCTGCGCGGGGGGCCGCTTTCCCGCGGCGACATCGTCGAGCAGGTACGCCCGCACCTCAATGGCCGCAACGAGGCCGGGGTCGACGCCGCGCTGGGAGGTCTTGCGCGCGCCCAGCTCGTGCACCGCGACGGCGGGATGTACCGGCTTGGCGCCGGCGCCTCGCGCGACGAGGATCGCCGTGCGACCCGAGCATCGAGACGACTTGCCGCACGCGCCAAGGAGCCGACCGCGGGCGCGCTTGGCCTTCTATACGCCGAGCGGGATCGCATCGACCGCGCGATCGCCGTGCTCGAGGGGCGGGCCTGATGAAAGAGCGTGGGATCCTGTTCTCCGGCGAGATGGTGCGAGCCATCCTCGACGGACGGAAGACGCAGACGCGCCGCACGGTCAGGCGACAGCCCGACGGCACCGAGCGATGGGAGCGGCAGATCGCCGCCGCCACGTGCATCGACGCCGAACCGGGGACGCACTTCTGGCGCCCGCTCTACCGCGGCGGCGTCGGCGCGGGCATCGTCTGTCCGTACGGCCAGCCTGGTGACCGCCTCTGGGTACGCGAGACGTGGAGCCCGTGGGCGGACCATATGACGCGGGACTACTGCATCGACCAACGCGATCCGAACGCGCATCTCCCCGCGGTGTACGCGGCAAATCACCCCGGGTGCTCTTCGCTCGACGCCGGCGGGGACAAGCGCTGGCACCCGTCGATTCACATGCCGCGCGCTCTTGCGCGGCTCGTCCTCGATGTGACCGAGGTTCGCGTCGAGCGGCTGCAAGGCATCTCCGATGCCGATGCGCGCGCCGAGGGCATCGGGGCCGACCCAGCGCACGGCGAGATCCCACCCAGCTTCGAGCACGCGCCCCGCGAGATGTTCCGGCACCTGTGGGACAGCATCAACGGCGAGCGCGCGCCATGGACGGCGAACCCGTGGGTCTGGGTCGTCACGTTCAAGCGCATCGAAGTTGCGAGGGCCGAATGAACCTCGTCGCCCGCCGCGCAGCCGAGATCCGCGCCGAGCTCGCCGTCGGCAACGACGTCATCGCCACGATCACGGATGACGCCGGCGCGATGATCCGCATTCGGATTCACCAGGTCACCGAGGCACGTTGGTACGTGCTCGTGTCGGACATCGCGTCGCGCGACGTCTGGTCATCTTCGAACGTGGCGCCGAAGGACTTCCTCGAAAACCTCGAGGCGTTCATTCGGCACGCGCTAGGCGGACAGCTGATGGCACCGGAGGCGGCGCTTTGATCGCCATGGCCATCGAGCCCGAGGCAGCGGCTACCCAGCCTACCGATCTAGAGCTCGCACGCTCCGATCATGCCACCGCGCTGGCGCGAAAGGACCGCAACGCCATCGCGTCGGCTGCCTGGCGCATCTGGTCGATCCTTCGAAACCAGCCTCGTTACGCGTGGCTCAACAACCCCGTGGGGAGACTATGACCGATCGTTCCGCCCTCTCGAATCTCAACCCGTTCCTCGACACGCACCAGGAGAGCGCGCGCAAGAAGCTCCCTACGGCGGACACCGTGATCGGGCGCCTGAAAGAGATGGGCATCGAGCGAGCTGCTCGAGCCGTATGCCGCGAGCACGGGCACAACCTCGAGGCGGTGATGGCCCACAAGTCGTCGCGCAGCAGGGCGAAGAGCATCGCCAGGCGTCGTGTCTGGAAGCTAACGAGCGACACGTTCCCAGACCTCAGCGCGGGGGAGCTTGGCGACATCTTCGGGCGAGACCACTCGTCGATCCTGTACGGGCTCAGGAAGGCCGAGGCCGAGGCCGAGGCGCGCGTAGGGCGGGGGTGGGCAGCGTGAGGGCGGTAACCGTCCCGCACTACGTGCCGCAAGTCGGCACGCGCATCGGAGATCGGACCGTGATCGGCCATCTCCGAGGCGGAGAGTGGAAGCTGACCATGCGATGCGTCTGCGGCGGCACGGACACGATCGCAGTCAGCAACGCGAAGATCTCGGCACGGTGCCGACGCTGCCGGCCGCGTCACGCTTTCATCGTGAAAGGGCCCGCCTCGTCGTGACCCAAGCCGGCGTCCGTCCCCGCAACCATCCGAAGTGGCTCAAGCCGCTACGAGAGCGATTCGCGGACAAGTTCTGCCCGGAGCCAAACACGGGCTACTGGTTGTGGACGGGACACTGCGACGAGAATGGGTATGGCCTAGTCAACGTGGCGGGCAAGAACTACAAGGCCCACCGCGTAGCCTTCTACTTGGCATACGGGCGATGGCCGACGCCTTGCGCTCTGCACCGATGCGACAACCCGGCTTGCGTGAACCCGGCTCACCTCTTCGAGGGAACGAAGAGGGACAACACGAACGACATGCTCGCAAAGGGCCGCGGGTTCGAGCCACCCAATGCGGCGCTCGGCCGTTCCCGGACTAGTTGCCCTCGTGGGCACGCATACGACGAGTCCAACACCCGCAGGCATGCGGGCCGGCGCATCTGCCGGACGTGTGAGCGTCTCCGAATGCGGGCGAATCGCGCGAAGGCAAGGCCATGAGCCAAGCCGGGATACGCTGTCGCAACCACATCCAGCAGGTGCGCACGCGCCAGTCGGAACTGTTCCATGAGTCGGGCGGCCTCGACTCGGTCGACGACAGGCGCACGCCGGTGCGATTCTTCAACCTGCTTCACGCCGCGTACGACTTCACCGTGGATGCCGCGGCGTCCCCCGAAAACACACTGCTCCATCGCTTCTGGACGCGCGACGACGACGCCCTCGAGAAGTCATGGGCCGGCGAGCGCGTGTGGTGCAATCCGCCCTATAGCGCGATTCCCGAGTTCATCGAGAAGGCAGACTTCGAGCGCCGCAACGGCTGTCCCCTCTCGCTCTTCCTTCTGCCCGCGGACCGCTGCGAGCAGCCGTGGTGGCAGGACTACATCGAAGCGGTGCGCGACCGGGGCCTCGGCGTGCGCGCACGCTTCATCCGCAAGCGCATCAAGTTCGGGCTCCCGCCCGACCACCCCGACGCCGACAAGGGCCTAGCTGGGGGCAAGCGCGGGGGCGGCTACCTATACCCGCCGTTCGGGTGCGTGCTCGTGCTCTTCGAGCCGCCCCCCGCGAACGAGCTCGCCGACGTCCTCGGCGGTCGCCTCGCGCGACTCGGCCACACGCAACCCGTCTCCGAAGTCGATGACCCGGAGACGGCTGCCGCTGACGAAGTAGGCAGTCTCCATGACGCAAACAGTAACACCGAGACCGTTACGGTCAACGGTACGGAGGCCGTTACCGATGGCTGATTGGGTGCGTTTCCACCGCGAGCTAACCGTGCCTGCGAAGCGCGGGATCCCCCGCGCCGTGCGGTTCATCTACATGGAGATCTCGCTCGAGGCGAAGCGAAAGCGGGGGTACGTCGTGCTTACTCCGGGGCTCGACGACGTCGCCGCCGTCGCCGAGTGCATCGGGGGAGACAGGAGGGAGGTCGCCGCGGCGGTCAAGCTCCTCACGGCTGGATCCGTACCCATGTGGAGGTTCGTAACTGAGGAAGAAGAAAGGCGATTGTACGTTCACGAGTGGCGCACTTGGAATCCGAGCGACCCTACCGGCTCCGAGCGTCAAGCCAAGTTTCGTAACGGCCACCGTAACGGTACTCATAACGGCGACAGTCACGATCCCGATCGTAACTGTTCTTCTGGTGTCACGGGGCCTAGCGCGCGCGCGCGCGCTAATCTCCTCTCCTCTCCCTCTAGCTCTGATCTTCCTCTCGAGAGGGAGAGTCAGAGAGGGTCGGAACCGCTCGAGGCCGACGGCTCCCGGTACGTCCGGCTCACCGACACACTGACCGACGAGTTCCGAGCGACCGCGGAGATGGAGCGCGTTCAGGACATCGCCGGCTGCTGGAAGAAATTCCGTGGTCACTACGCCGACCAGTGGATCCACGTAGCCGGCAAGTGGCAATTCTGGTGCGTCAACGAGGCGAAGCGGGAGCGCGCCGAGAGGGACCGAGCGCGAACCGGGAAGCCAGGCGGCGCTGTCGACCGGGACACCGTCCGTGAGGCGGCCGAAGCCCGCGACAAGCGCCTGGCTCGCGAACGAGAGATCGAAGAGCGTGCCCGTAAGGCGCTCGAATCCGAACCTACCACGGAGGCCCCATGAGCCAGCCTGAGCGCGTCTCGTTCCCCTTCAAGCTACCTGAGGGTGTACAGGCACCCGAAAACGCGTCTAGGCCCAACTGGTGCGGAGGAAACGGGTGCGGCAAGCCGGCCGAGCCACGTACCGCCAGGTGCGCTGCGTGTCGCGACAAGGAATTCACGGCCAACATCCTCGCTAGGCGCGAGAGGGCGGCTGAGGAAAACGACGGCCGGGCGCTAGCTGCGATCGCAAGCGAAGTCGCTGCTTGGAAGCTCCGGGGAAGGAGGTTTTTCGGATGAGCGCCACCGAGTGGACCCCCGAGGAACTCGACGCGCGACTCGCCGTCAGGCCCGCACTGCCGCCGGAGGCGCCAGCGTTCGACCCCGCCGCGGTGGCTCGCGACATCGCCCGAGCGCACGGCGTCACTGTCGACGAGCTCCTCGGCCCGCTGCGCGTCGCCCACATCGTCCGGGCCCGGAAGGAACTCTACGCGACCCTGCGCGCCCGAGGCTGGAGCTACCCGGCGATCGGGAACTTCGTCGGGGGGCGAGACCATTCGACCGTGATGGCGGGCCTCGGCAAGGCCAAGGGAGCCCGGAAGCAGGTGGCAGCGTGACCGGCGTCCTTCTGCACCTGCCCCTGCGCACCCGCAACCCACTCAACGGCCAGATGGGAAACAGCCGGCTCGCCGCCGTCATTCGCTCGCGAGAGCGCGCCAAGCACCGCGAGGTGACGCGGCTCCTCGTCGTGGCCCGTCACGCTTCCCCCGAGTTCCCCGGCGAGCCGTACGTCGTCACCCTTACCCGCGTCTCGGCCGGAAGCATGGACGACGACGGGCTCGCGGCCTCGATGAAGGGCGTCCGCGACGGCATCGCCGAGGCGCTCGGCATCGACGACGGGGAGCGTGCGCGGCTGCTCTTCAGGTACCGACAAAGGAAGGGCAAGCAGCGGCACCACGAGGTCGAGGTGCTCATCGAGACGCGGGTGGCGAAGGAAGGAGCCGCGCAATGACCAAGATCGGCAAGACCCGCACGTCCCACGGCATCAGCCGAACGCCCAGCGTCTGCGGCGGCCGTCCGACGGTCGAGGGCACCGGGGTCGAGACGCGCGGGTGAGCGCAAGGCGGCTCGCTCAGATGGTGGCCGTGGAAGAGCAGGGGCAGGAATCACCTGGGCGGCATGACCCCGAGCTGGTAGGTGCGCTTGGCCTCGAGGGTGCTCCCGATGCTCAGGCCGACGCCGATGGTGTCGAGCGTGCAGAGCACCACGAGCACGATGGCCAGACCGGAGCCGAAGGCGAGGCCAAGCCGAGCGCCGCGCCCACCGCCATCGGGGAGCGCGCGAAGGATGAAGCTCGCCAGGCGCACGACCACGTAGGCCGCGACGATGAGCGTCAGATTCGGAATCATGCGCCGAGGGGAACCCCGACGCGCCGGTAAGTCAACGGTCCGGGCTGGTCCCGGGCAGGGAGGACGACGATGGCGACATCAGAAAGCGTGAGACGGACGCTCTGGCGCGGGTCGGCCGAGTGGAACGAGTGGGAAGCACGGTTGCGCGCAGAAGGTCTCGCGGTCATTCGACCGGACAATCCGGCGCACACGGCCGGCACATACGACCGGCGCGAGGACAATTTCGCCAGGGACGCCGACCGGTTCGAGGAGTTCTGCGACATCCAGGACGTGGTCGACGAAGGCGCCGGAATGGGGCCCACGCTGGAGCGCGACCATTACGAGCAAACGATCAGGTGCGGCGCGCCTGGTTTCGAACGGCCCCTACCACGAGGGGCGTGCGCGCAGCGGTTCGATGTTATGCACGACCAGCGCGCGCAGCGCTACGGCGTCGTAAGCACTCTGACTGAGGTCGAGTGGTACGCGCTCATCGATGCGTCGGACGGACGGTGCGCCTACTGCGGCGGAACCACGGCGACGCCGAGCCCGGACCACGTCCGGCCGATGTGCAACGGCGGGGCGAATACGGTCTGGAATCTCGCCTGCGCATGCCTCCCATGCAATCTGTCGAAGGGCGCGAAGAGTCTCGACCGATGGCTGACGGCGCCTGGCGCCAAGGCCGCTCTCGCCAGGATCAAGGCGTCGCATGAAAGGCTCGCGGAGAAACTCGGCGTCGGCCTTCCCACGGAGGCGTTATGAACGCAGCATCAAGGCATGTCGATGTGCTGGCTCCGCGCACCTCGCGGGGTGCCGTCGAGAGCTTCGGCCGCGAGCGAGACGCCGTCGCCGAACCCCCGCGAGGTCGTCTGAGCGAGAGTGAAGCCGAGGACCTGCGATACCTCTGGCTAAGCTATGGCGCGGACATGGGAATCCATAGTTCGCATGCACTAATCGAGCGGGCCCTACTGATGCTGGCGCCGCCGCGAGACCTGCAGCGCCACGTACTGATCGAACTCGGGAAAAAGGATGGAGGTCGAGCTCCAGAAGAGCGCATCGTGAAGCTGGTAGCGCTGTCGCAAGTCGGAACGCGTCACGAGGTGCGGCTAGCAATCGCATATCTTTGCCGGAGGAGCCGACGCGGCCCTCGCATCGAGCGGATCCAGACCGAGCGCCCAGCGGTCAACGTGATCGAGAAGGATCGGACCTTCCAAGAGCAGGATCGGCTCGACGAGTGGACCGGCTTCGACCTGAAGCTAACCGAGCGCGGCGAGATTCGAATGGGGCTATCGCTTCGTAGTGTGCCGATGACGCGGGAGGAGCGGAAGGCCGCAATCTGGCGTGCGGAGGACGAGGCCCTAGAGCGCGAACTGCACACGATCTCTTGTGGCCACGGGTCTGATGGTGGGAGCATCCCAGATGACTTCTACGGCGACTTCCTCGGCGGGAAGCAGAGGCTGCAGGTGGAGCGCGCGACGCTCTGCCTCTCCCGCATGACGGCCAAGGATGTAACCATCTTGCAGGTCGTCTACGGCCGAGCACATGGCAAGTGGTCGGATGCCATCGACGCCGTTCGAGCCATCGTCGGGGGCAAGCAGGCCGATGCCGATGCCGCGGTCGCGAGGGCGTGCAACGCCTACCGCAAAGCACAGCAGGCCGTCTCGTGATGCTCACCGTCCAGGACGTGGCGAACGTACGCCGCGTCGGCCGCGTGGCTGCCTACCGTTGGCTACTACGCAACGCATCTCGCTACCTCAAACGACGTGGTCGGTTCGTTGTCATCTCGGCGAAGGACTACCGGCGCCTCGACAACCCCCCAATGGACGACCGCGTCGCGGCCCGCCTGGTCGCGATCGAGAGCCGGATTGCCGACGCAGAAGCCAGGCTCGACGTGCAGCACAAGGCGCTCCGGAACCTGCACGCGGTCTAATTCGCGTTCGTTGCCGTTCGTTGCCGGCTGCTGCATCAACAGGGTGATGAGCGTCCCCGAACGGTGGGCCGCGCTCGTCCGTGCCGCCGAAGCGCACCGAGCGCTCGGCCCGCGGACCGGCGCCCCGCTCGAGGACCACCTCGAAGCCAAAGACCAACGCGACAGGCAGCACGAGAGCGACAGGCCGGCCAGAGCGCGCCGGTAGCGACGACATAGCCGCGGCGACAGGCCGCACTTCCACCACGCGACGCCGGCGGACCATCGGGCGTAGGAAGAGACCCGAGCCGTGCAGACCGGCCCAGCAATGGCCGACGAGGGGCCGAAGAAGCCGCTCGCGCGGCGCCCGGCAGCCGGCGACGCCCGCGCGCGCGCCAGGCCGTCGAAGGCCGAGCGCATCCAGATCCTCGTCCGGATGCTAGCGAACGGGGAGTACCACTCCCGGGCCACCTGCATCGAGCTAGGCTCGCAGTGGTCGCTCGACTGGCGGACGGTGAAGGACAACGCCTGCGAGGCGGCGCGGCTGCTCAAGTACGACCCGGAAGAACTCGAGGTGGAGCGCCAGAAGATGGCGCACAACGTCGAGCGCATCGCCGTCCTCGCCGAGGCGATGGTCAACCGGCAAACCGGCCTCCCCGACTTTCACGCGGTGCTCAAGGCCCGCGAGCTCGAAGCGAAGTTCAAGGGCATCGACATCTCGACGCTCCCGGAGACTTCTCAGAAGGTCCCCGAGCTCCGCGTCGTCGTCGTCGAGGAGCCCGAGCCGGCGCCCGAGCCCGACCCGGTGCCTGTCGAGGCGAAGCCAGGGTGAGCGACTCGCGCGTCGCCCTCGAGGGCGGGCAACCGACAATCCGGCTGGACCGGCTTCAGTCGAAGGCCCGCCGGCTCATTCGGCCGGGCCGCATCATCACGTTCCCGTGGGGTCGCGGCTCCGGCAAGACGTACTTCGACGGCGCTTACATCCACGAGCGAGCGCTGCTCGCGCCGAATCGGCACATCGGCCTCTTGATGCCGACGCTGAAGCAGGCGCGCGCGGTCTTCTGGCCCGGCCTGCTGCAGGACTACTACGGGCCGCTGAAGCCGTTTCTCCGGAAGCGGCCGAACCTGACCGAGCTCGTCGCCGAGTACGCGAACGGTTCCCGCCTCACGACGTGGGGCGCCGAGAACGCGAACGCGATGCGAGGGCAGCGCTTCGACGACCTCGTTCAGGACGAGACCGACGACATCGACCCTGACATCGACCGGGCGATCGTCGAGCCGACCTTCTCGAAGTCGGGCCTCCGCGCGACGTGGCTCAAGACGGGCACGCCGAAGCGGGGCCGCTACGGCTCGCTCTACCTCGGCTACCGCCGAGGGCAGGCCGGCACGCCGGAGCGCGCAGCGCTCGAAGGCGCCGGGCTAGACCCGAACCGCTACGTCTCGCTGCTCTTCCGGTCCAACGAGAGCCCGCAGGTCGACCAGAAGTGGCTCGACCTGGTCCGGCGCGACCTCATCGCCTCTGGGCGTATCACGACGTACCTGCGCGAGTACGAGTGCGACTTCGACGCGGCCGAGGGCCTCGTCTACTCGATGTTCGAGCAGGGGCTCCACGTTGCGGAGCCCGACTACGGCGTGCCGTGGAACGAGATCCTGGTCGGCGTCGACCACGGATTCAGCGACCCTGGCGTCATCCTCCCCGCCGGCGTCACCGGCAACGGCCGCGATGCGACGGTGCACGTCCTCGAGGAGGTCTACCAGACCGAGAAGGACACGACGTGGTGGTGCGACCGAGCTGCCGAGATTGCGTGGAAGTACCGCGCGTTTCGACAGCGCTGGTACGCGGACCCGTCGCGGCCTGACCGCATCGCCGACTTCCGGCGCGTGATTCGCGAGCGGCATTCCGAGATCGCCGACCGCATCTCGATCCAGCAGGCCGAGAACGACATCGACCAGGGCATCTCGGCGGTCGCCGACCGGCTGATGCCGCGCGAGGACGAAGACGGCCGACGCTACGCGCGCCTGTACATCTCGCCACGCTGCACGAACACGCTGGCCGAGCAGGCGAAGTACCGGCGCAGGCAAGACCCTGCCAACCCCGAGCGCTTCCTCGACGAGATCATCGACAAGGACAACCACGGTATGGACGCCTTGCGATACCTCGTCTTCACGCGGTTCGGCGGTCCCGACCGCATCCGCCACGAGATCGACTGAGGCATCGTGGCAGGGACCGAGTACACCAACGCCGCCGAGGCGGGGAAGACCGCTCGCGCGAACCTGTCGCCCAGGCAGATCGAGCTCGAGAATCTCGAGCGCTTCGCCAAGGGCACGCAGTACGAGGGCCGGAAAAGCTGGTTCGATCCGTCGGTGCCGCTCTGGGAGCGCGCGCCGTGCATCGTCTACCCGATCGTCCAGATCGCCATCGAGAGCAATCGCGACCTGGTGCTGGGCGAGGGGCGATTCCCCATCGTCACGAGCAACCCGGGCGAGGACGACTCCGAGGTCGAGGGGGGCCTCGACGAAGAGGCCAGCCAGCGCGTCGACCGCGGCATCGCGGAGCTGCAGCGCCGAGTGCGGTTCAAGACGGTATCGCGTCAGGCGCTCGTCCACGCGCAGCAGGCCAAGAGCGTCGCCGTCATCGTCGGGGCGCGCAACGGACGCGCGTTCGCGGAGCTCGTCCGGTCCCGCTGGTGCGAGCCTACGTTCGACGCCGACGGCAAGGTCTCGCGCCTCGAGATCCGTTACCCGTACCTGCAGCCAGAGAAGCAGCCGGACGGGACCTGGAAGCTCAAGCCGCTTCTATACCGTCGCGTCATCGACGCGCAGACGGACACGACGTTCTTGCCGATCGAAGCGCGCCAGGACGGCAGCGAGCCGCTGGCGGACGCGTGGAAGGCGGACCCCGAGAAGACCGTCGATCACAAGCTCGGCTTCTGCCCGGTCCACTGGTACGCGCACCAGCGCGAGTGCTCGACCGTCGCGGACTTCGACGGCGAGGCGATCCACGAGACGATCCTCGACGAGATCCAGGGACTCGACTTCACGATCTCGCAGCGCCACCGCGCCGCGCTCTTCTGCGGTGACCCGCAGATCATCGAGGCGGGCGTCGACCCGGGCACGAACCCGAGCGGACAGACCGGCAAGGTCGGCATCCCAGCGTCGACGGGCGGCGGCAAGATCTCGAGCGCGAACCCCGCGACGGGTTCGTACCAGGCCGGAGGCGATCAGCAATCGGCCCGGGTGAAGAGTCCTGGCGTCGTCTGGCAGTACCAGGACCCGAACACCAAGGTCACGTACCTGGTGCTTCCCCCCGAGGCGCTGCAGGCGCTCGACAACCACCAAGCGGACCTTCGCAACAAGCTCGCCGAGACGCTCGCGGTCGTCCTCATCGACCCGCAGAACGCGAAGTTCACGAGCGACATGAGCGGTCGCGCGATCGAGCAGATACGCGCGCGGCAGTTCGACCGGTGCGACATCATCCGCGACGACTTCGCGGACAACTGGTGCGTCCCGGTGACGCTGCTGCTCGCGCGCGTGGCGCTCGTGCTGAATCTGCGGATTCCCGCGGTCCAGGCCTGCGCCAAAGACCTGCAGAAGTTCATCGAGGACGACGAAGCGCGTCCGATGCTCACGTGCAAGTGGCCCGGCCGCTACATCAAGCCGACCGCGAAGGACGAGAGCGACACGGTCGCGGCGACCGCCGCGGCGCGCACCGCGAAGATCGTTCCGCGCCGGGCAGCCGTCGAGAAGGTCGCCCCGATCTTCGGCATCACGAACGTCGACCAGGCGGTCGAGCAGCTCGAGCAGGAAGACGACGAGGGAGCCGCCGCGCTGCACGCGGCCATGGGCGGACTCGGCGGCGACCCGGACGACGCCGGCGGCGAAGGCGGCGACACGGACAATGCTGGCGGCGGCGCGAAAGCGCCGGGTGCTGGCGACCAATCGAACGACGGAGGCTCATCGGCCCCCGCGCAAGGATCACCCAAAAAGGCCGGGGCGGTCCGGCCCTCCTCCCCCACCGGATCGCCTCGGCCTGCTTCTTCGCCCTCGGGAGCGAGCGACCCGGCGACCATCTCGCAGGCTGGAAGCTCCACGTCCGGCGTCACGCAGTCGCTCTACGACCAGCTCGCCGAGGACTTCCCCCCCGAGTCGATCGCCTGGATTCGAGCAGCGAAGGTCGAGGGGCCCATCGAGGTTCCGATCGACCAGATCGACTTTTCGAACCGCGACGACTGGGCCGCGAGCGACGAGCCCGACCGCGTCGACTTCTTCGCCGACCGGATCAAGGACGGCAAGCGCAAGCCCGTCGTCCTGGTCAACGAGCCGAACAACGAGAAGCTCATCGTCATCGACGGGCACCACCGGACCCTGGCCTACGAGAAGCTCGGCCAGCCCGTCTATGCGTACGTGGTCCACGTCTCCGCCGTGACCGGCCCATGGGACGTCATGCACAACAGCCAGCGCAAGGGCGGCGCGCCGAAGCCGAGCAGGGCCGCGGCGTGAGTCCTGACGACGAGAAGGACCGCCGCAGGGCGGCGCTCGCCGTCGCAGCGTTGCTCCTGCTGCAAGAGCGGCGGGCGCGCCGCGCGCTGCGCAAGGCACTGCGGGTGCCCCTGCGGCTCCTCGATCTCGGCGGTCACCAGGTGCACGTCGACTTCGCGCTGCGCGAGGTCGGGCACCGGCAGATCGTCGACCTCCGCACGCAGGCTCGCTCGGCCTCACGAAAGGGATGGCGCAAGACGACCCGCCAGCCCGTCCTTCAAGTCATCCGCGGCGGCATCGACGAGCAGCGGGCAGTCTCCGCGGCCGCTGGCCTCGCCGACCTCTGGTCGAAGCAGCGCGCGAAGCTAGAGCAGTCGGGCGAGGTGGCAGACCCGGAGACCCAGGCCCTCGTCGATATCGAGTATGCGATCGAGCGGACCGCGGTGACCGAGACGGTCGACGCGTTCAACGACGAAGCCGAGGCCATGGCGGGGGAAGCCGCGGCGCGCGGCCTGATCGTCGTGCAGACCTGGGAAGGCATCCTCGACACGCGGACCTGTCCCGAGTGCGAGGCCCTCGAGGGCGTCACCAAGGCGCGGCCGGACCGGTTCGACGAGCTCCCCCCGCTTCATCCTCTCTGCCGGTGCTTCCTGTCCACCTGGCTCACCGAATCGGTCGCTGCGGCGGCCGCCTGAACCCCGACGAGGCCGCGTGAAGACTTGCGCCGTTTGCCAGACCCAGTGCGAGCCGGGGCAGGACACCTGCCACGCGTGCGGGGAAGCGTCCTGGCATCCCGGCTCCGCGTCCGAGGTCCCGGCGCCTGAGGCATCCTCGGACCCTTCGGCCCTGGCATCCCTCCCCGCGATCGCTTTGGGCCCCGGCGACGCGGTTCCGGCGGCCGAGGTGGTGATCGTCGCCGACGAGCCCGATGGTGCCCCCGAGGTCACCGAGACCGCGCCCGTCACCGAGCCGGCTAGCGAGGACGCCCCCCAGCTGAGCGAGCCCGTCGCGGACGAGCCGATCGCTCCGGCCGAAACGGCGCCCGAGGCCGCCCCCGAAGCCGAACCGCCCTCTGACGCGCCCGCCGCGTCCCCCGAGGTCACCGAGACCATCGACCTCGCGGACGCGGCCACGCCCGTCGCCGAGGCGCCCGCGTCGGAAGGTCAGCCCCAATGATGCGCACATCGGAGGCGAGGTCGCTCGTCCTGTCGGGCACCAGCCCGGCCGCGCCAGGCAAAGCCGAACTCGCGCGAATCCGTGGTCTCGCGCGCTACGAAGCCCTGCGCATCGACGCCCTCATCCAGGGCGCGACCGGGGGGGTCCTCGACCTCTACCTGCAGCGCCGCATCATGAACGGCGCCACTCCGATCTGGCTGGACTGGCTGCACTTCACGCAGCTGTCGGCCGGCGGCGCCGCCATCGTCTACAGCACGTGGACCGGTGACAACGCCCCAAACGTCTCGCTCGTCACGGTCGGGCAGATGAGCGACGACCTGAGCACCGGCGCCTTTGCGCTGGCTGCGAACACCTTCATCGGGGGTCTCCCCGGCGACGAGCTCCGGCTCGTGGCCAACGCCGGCGCCAGCACCTCGGCCGGGGCAGTCCAGAGCGTCTACCTCACGGGGTTCGAGCGCTACACGTGAGCGAGGGGCACGGGTTCCAGTTCACGCCCTTCGGCATTATCCCGCTCGGCGAGACGCCTCCCAACGTCGGCGACGACGTCGTACCCGGAACCGCGCGCGTGACGCGTCCTGAGCCGACGAGAGAGGTCGCGGCCGCGCGCCAAGACTTCCCGCCCGTCCCGCCCGTGACCGCCGCGGCGATCTCCCGAGGGACCCCGCTCAAAGGCCGCGACCTGGTCGCCGCCGCTCGCGCCCGGGTGCGCGAGATCACCAAGGCCCTTCGCGCGGTCCCGGCCCTCGAGGCCGAGCGCGCATCGCTGAAACGGCTCATCGACGCCGCCGCGCCACGCAAGCGCGCCACGGTCGTCGCACTGAAACAGAAGGCGTAGGAGACCACCATGACGGTTCAGAACGGGACGATCGACGCAGTCACCCTGCTCACTGGCAACCCCGACGGGCTCACCAATACCGTCTCGAGCGTGGTCTATACGCGCAAGGCGTACCTCTGCTCGGCGCACTTCCCGGCCTACACCGGGTCGACCGACACCGCGACGATCACCGGCATCCTGACGGCCATCAATGCGGCGGCTCGGGACGGTCGCACGCGCACGCTGATCGCCGTCGTCCCGGCGCACCCGGGCGCCGACACCGCGTCGCCGCCGGTGACCAGCCACTTCACCGGGACTGCGGTCGCCGCCGGAACTCTCTCGAACACGACCACGACCGGCGACGCCGCTGGCCAGCTGTCCGACTCGAGCGGCACCGAGACCACGTCGACCACGGGCGTCACGACCGGGGTCCAGGTCATCGCGGTCGTCGACGAGCAGTAAGCCAGTGGACCTCGAGGGCGTGGACATCAAGCCCGCCGAGGGCAAGGTCGTCCTGAAGTTCATCGACGACGTCGATGACGAGGCCTACGACGGGCTCCCGTCGGTGTCGTACGAGGGCATGCTCGCCATCGTCGTCGCCGTGGGAGCCAAGGTCACGAGCGCCCGCAAGGGCGACACCGTCATCACCACGCCGTGGGCGCGCGACGGGCTGAAGCTCGGCGACAACACGTACATCTGCGACTCATACTGCATTCAAGGGACCGTTTCGAAATAGCCGCGAAAGAGCGGCCTTCCACCACGCGACGCCGGCGGTAACTGGGCGAAGGAAGGGACACGATGACGACCGAGAACACTTCGGCCGGCGGGGCAGCTCCGCCCGCCGCCCCCCCCGTAGCTCCTGCCGGCGCCGGTGCGCCCCCCGCGGCACCTCCGGCGCCGCCTACGCCCCCGCCCGCCAGCGGCGGCGAGGTCGATCCGCAGTGGCTCCCCAAGCGTCTCGAGCGCGAGAGAGCGGCGGCCCTCAAGGCCGCAGGCTTCGACTCGCCCGAGGCTGCCCGCGCCGCCGCCGATGCCATCAAGGCGAAGGCCGACGCCGACAAGAGCGCCGAGCAGCGCGCGAACGAGGCCGCCGCCCTCGCAGCGTCCGAGAAGGCTCGCGCCGACTCCCTGCTGGCTGTCACGAAGGAGCACGCCGCGCGGATGATGGTCGGGCTCACCCCCGAGCAGAAAGCCGCCGTCGACGCCCTCGCTGGTGACGACCCGGCGAAGCAGCTGCAGGCGATCACGACGCTCGCGCCCACCTGGGCGAAGAACGCGCCGCCCGCGCCCCCTGCCCCGCAGCCTGGCGCCACCACGGCGCCGCCCGCGGGAGCGCCCAACGGCAACACGCCGCCCCCGAGCGATGAGCGCGGACAGTACGAGTCCGCGCGCAGCAGCAACCCGTTCGCCGCAGCCTCGTTCGGGCTCTCACACCCGAAAATCTACGACCAGAAGAAGTAAATCACCCCACGCGTGCGCCAGTCGGCGGCCGTGGATTGAAAGAGAGATCCGCCCATGTCCGTCTCGCGCGTCACCCTTCCGCAGGAGTTCTACGACAAGACCGACGACATGCTGCTCGTCCAGCCCGAGCCGCAGTACCTCTACGCGGTCATGTTCATGGGAGCGATGGCAGCATCGCTCGATACGAGCGGCGAGCTCGCGCTCCCCTGGCGCAACGCGTCGGTCGGCAGCCCCCTGGTGAGCGCCTACGGCACGCCGGCGGAGCGCGACCGGCTCGTGCTGTCGGCCCCGATCATGACGGACGTCATCGCGGCGAAGGTCGACTTCAACGGGGCGCCGGGCAGCACGCTCCGCATCAACCGGCCCGCGTACACGAACACCACGTACACGGAGGCCTCGCGCCGCATCCCGAGCGGCACGAGCATCTCGACCACGCCGGTCGGGGCGTCCGCGGGTGGTCCCAAGAGCGAGCAGAACAACCTGACGCTCTACCGCTACGGCGGTCCGTACGACCAGGACAACAGCCGCGTCGCCCCCATCGCGATCGAGTCGTTCGACGCGAACATGGGTGTGCACAAGCTGACCGAGATCTCCAAGAACACGATCGTCCGCGACTACCACCGCTTCATCGACGCGGTGAACAGCACCCTGCTCGACCTCGCGTCGACCACCGTCTACCCCGAGGGCATGACGGCGGACAACGACGCCACGGCTAAGGGCTCGTTTCCCTTCACGTGGGAGCAGTTCGTGCGCATGGAGCGCAAGGCCGACGACGCGAACCTGCCGACCTTCTCGGACGGCTACCGCATCGCGGTGCTGACCCCCACGCAGGTCGCCGACCTCGGTCTCGACCCCGTGTACTCGCGGCAGAGCGCGTTCCACCCGCTCTACAACCAGCTCTTCCCGCAGTACGTGAAGAGCGTCTCGAAGACCCACATCTTCAAGTCGACGACGCTGACGACGAAGTCGAACAGCTCGTCGGTCAACATCCACTACGGCCACTACATCGCCCCGGGCGCCCTGCTCGGCGGCATGGGTCGCCGGCCGCGCACCGCGCTGAGCACGGACGACAACTACGGCGAGACCGCGAAGGTCATCTGGCTCGGCGACCTCGCCTTCGGCCTGGCCGACAACCGCTTCGTCCTCTCGGTCCGCTCGACCGAGGCCTCCGCCTGATCCGGTCCCGCTCTCTGAGCGGGGTCGATGAAACCTGAGCGCAGGGGGATGCCACTGGGCATCCCGCCGGCGAAGGAGAAAGACAACGATGGGCCTCAAGTACAACGTATCGGCCGTCACCGGAAACGCGAACACGCTGGCCTCCGGCAGCACCATCGCCGGAAACTCGGTGATGATGGGGCAGAACGCACGAAAGGTGCGAAGCCTCATCGCGCTCGTGTCCTTCACGGCGGCGACGTCGACGCTCACCGCCACCGGCGTGTGGCAGGTGAGCAACGACGGCTCGACGTGGGTCAATGCCGTTCCGTCGAACAACGCCGCGAACGTGACCTTCACGACGGGTACGGCGGCCATCAAGACCGCCTCGATCGAGGCGCCGCAGGGCGTCTACGGGTGGAAATACGCCCGCTTCACGTTCCTCACGGGCGTGACGACCGGCGCAGCGGGCGACCTCTACTCGATCGCGTACTCGTACTGGCAGAACGAACCCGGCCCCACCTGATAGGGGGCGCCCATGGCGGACGTTCTCTCGCAGGCCGACGTTCAGCGCATCAAGCAGGAGCTGGGGTTCAACCAGCTCACGCTTGGGGCGGAACCGTACATCGGGGTCACCAGGTTCTTCGAACAGGTGGCCATTCCGTCGCTGAACGCCGGTGCGCTGACGACGTCATCGACGGCGGTCACGGCGGCGAGCGCACCGACCCCGGTCGCGCTCACCCTGGCGAGCGTCACCGGCCTGGCCATGTTCGACCAGGTCTACATCGACGTCGACGCGGCGATGGAGCGAGCGACGATTCAGTCGGTCAGCGGCTCAACGATCACCGTCCTTCTCTCCAAGGCGCACGCGGGTACCTACCCCGTGTCGCAAGAGGGCGGGACGGCGCTCGTCCGCTGGTACCTCTCTCGCCTGCGCATGATCTCGGACAAGATCGTTTCGTCGGTCTCGCGCGCGGGCGTGAAGAAAGTCGACGAGATCGAGCTGTTCGGCGGGACGTCGAAGGGCGCCCGCGAGATGAACACCTTTCAATCACTCGAGCAGATCCAGGGCTACTTCCGCGGCGAGCTCTGTAAGCTGCTGTTCGGCGTGGGGGATATCGGGCAGTTCGGCAGCGCGGGCGCGCGAATCGGGGTGTACTAACCACACACATCGACATCTGTTCACCCGTAGCGGTCTGTCCGCTCCGGCCGTACGCTTCCAATTGTGCGCTGGTCGATCCTGTTCGTGCTCGGGCTCATTGGGTGCGGAGGAGCAACGGCCAGCGCGGACCCGCCTGGGCTCGACGCGAACGCCGACGTCACGCCCGAGGACGCAGCAACGGGTGCGGCGATGCACGACGCGGCCGCCGAAGCCGCCAAAGAGACGGGACCCGCGCCGAGCTCCGAAGCGGGCCACGACGCGGCAGACCCGCCCGCCGATGCCGCGAAGGCCGATGCGGGACAGTCTGACGCCGCCCCCGAGGCGGCCGCCGACGCCGGCGACGACGCGCCCCTCGAGGCCTGCGTGCCAATCAACGCCCACACGTGCGGCAGCATGTGCGGCATGGTCTCGGACGGCTGCGGCGGCACGGTGCAGTGCGAATGCGCCGACCAGGGAGACGCAGGGCACGCGGTCTGCGTCGCCCATCACTGCGAGATGTTCGCGACGCCGGCGTGCACGCCGACCGTCGCCACTTGCCCCGCCAGCGGCGTCTCGAATCAGTGCGAGATCGACGTGTGCGGCCAGCAAGCCGACGCGGGCAACACGTGCGTGTGCGTGTCGCACCAGTCAGCCCCCGACACGTGCTTCGGCTGCCCGATGGGCGTCGATACAGCCCAGCTGAGCTCGTGCGGCATCTCCGCCGGGCACTACGCCTGCCGAACCTACTGACCCCGCGGCGACGCCGCGGCACCGCGGAGCGCCCATGTCTTCCTCGACTCCCCCGCCGGTGGCGAAGCCGTCAGCGCCATCGTGCGCTTACTGCAGCGCCGAGCTCGGACCGACCACGAAGGTCCAGCCGTTCACGGTTGACGACAAGACGTTCTGCCCGACGTGCATGCAGTGGCACCGCAGCCACCGGGAGCCCGAGCGGTTCTCTGGGGCGGCCAGCATGGAGACCGTGCAATGCGGCTCCTGCGGCTGGGAGTCGCTGTCGTTCGCCACGGTCGCCGGCAACCGCCGCGCCTGCGGGCACTGCGGCCGCCATGCGGTACCTGTTCGAGTCGACGCCGCGCGCATGGCCTCGATCAACGCGGTCGGCGCCGCGATCCGCGACAAGGCGAGCTGAGTGCCGAGCGACTTCGTCAACGACATGCGGGAGATCGCCGCGTCGATGCGCGAGCTCCGCGGGTCGGGCGGCCTCGATGTCGTTCCGACGAACGTGACGATCCAGGTGCGCAGATACCCCTACGGGTATCGGAGCGTCTCAGAGGCGTACACCCTCGTCTCGTCGCTGCAGCTGGTCGCCTATCCGGCCCGCCACGTCTCGACGCGTGAGATCGCCGACTCGGGCGGCAGGTACACGGCCGACGACGTCAAGATCCAAGGGATCGACCTTCCCTTCACCAACTCGGCCACCGGTGAATCCGGCGGCTACTCGGTTGCGCAGCTCGACCCCGCGCCCACCGCGACCCAGAACACCACGACGCACCAGGGGACCGACGTCGTCTACGTGCTCTCGGCGGAGAACGCGAACGATACGGGGATCGTCGGGGAGTACACGCTGGTCGAGTGCAAGAGGGACCGGCAGTTTCACGTCGATCTCGTGGTGCGCAGGAGACTGACCACGCCATGAGTGAGCAGATCTTCGACAGCATCGACCTGGCCGCCAAGGCGATCGTGCGCGATATGCGCAGCCGTGAGGGCCGACTCGGCGTCGCGGTTCGAAAGGCGTCACGGCTGACGCGAAACTACGTCATCGCAGAGCGCGTGCCAGTCGCTTTCGGCGCGCTCCGCAACAGCATCGAGGCGATCGACGAGGGTCCGGGCGTCTCCTCGGTAGTCGCGCGCGGAGCGTACGCGGCGGCGGTCGAAAAGGGCTCGCGCCCGCACATGCCGCCGGTCGACGCGATCGAGGCATGGGTCAAGCTGCGCGGCATGCAGGGGCTTACCCGCGGCGGCGCGGTGACCAAGGCTGCGACGTTCGGGCCCTACAACAAGTCGGGCACGCCTCGAGACTGGCGCCGAGCTCCCGCTCGGGCCATCGCCGGGTCACTCGCGAAGATGGTGCGCGGCGGCGCCCTGAGCGTCGATGCGCCTCGGCAGCTCGCGTGGGCCATCGCGAAGAAGATTTCGATCGCCGGCACGAAGGCGCAGCCGTACATGCAGAGCAGCGTCCCTTTCGCGACGCAGGCGCTCGACCGCTTCGTCGTCGAGGCGCTTCCTGATCAAGGCGGCTGATGACGGTCGTTCGAACGAGCATCGGCCAGGCGTGCTCAAACGCTCTGGCCAAGTGGCTCGCGTCGCAGCTGCCGGCCTCGATCCTGGTCCAGGCTCGGTGGCCTGAGGCTTCCGTAGTTGCCCCAGGCGCCGCGAGCGGGAAAACCGCCGTTGTCACCGTCCACCGACAGGGGAAGCGCACGGGGCACGACCTGCTCGGGCGCGGGACGATGGCGAGCAGCCAGCCGATCCCCAACACGATCCCGCAGCAATACTACTTGCTGATCGAGTTCGGTCAGATCACGCAGCCGCTACAGCTCGACGTGTGGTGCGCTACCGACGTCGACCGCGACCAGACGATCGACTTCCTCGACGACGCGCTCAACGTCGGTTGGGAGGAGACCCTAGGCCCCGTCGGGACCAGCGGCGTCGGCTGGTCGGTCACGGCCAGCGACGACCCGGTTCGCGATGGCCTGCTTTTGCCGCTCGACCCGAATGATGGGTATGCGGGACTTGCGACTGTCCTGTTGGAATCGCCCGAGATTCAGGACGACGCCGAAAGCGTAGCGGCCTCGAACTATCGGGCCTTTTACTCCGGAAACGCGACGGGGGTCTTCTCGCGCGTGACCACCGGATACCTCATCACCCAACCGAAGTTTTCGCCGACCACCCAGGGAGGCTGAGCGTAGACGATGGCCCTTTTCACGAACAACCCCAGCGGTAGCGGAGTCTTCGCCCAGAAGGTCCCCGCGCAAGCCGTCATCACCCCCGCGAACAGCGCGGTCGCAGTCGGCGTCGCCCAGTTCCCCTGGGGACCGACCGGAGGCGTCAGCGGCACGGTCACCGGCGTCGAGGTCTATCCCGACACATACCAAGACCTCGTCCAGATGTACGCGCCCGCGGGCGCTCCGCGGAGCAGCAGCGCCTACCTATCCCTGATCCGCAACCAGTGGTCGCCGACGCTGGGCATCGTGCGCGTCGTCGGCCCGACGGCGACGAATGCGGCCTGCACGATCTCGAGCGTCACGCCGACGCAGCTGTTCACGGTCACGGCCGCGTACGTAGGCACGCTCGGAAACTCGATCGTCATCACGATCGGGCCCGCCAGCGACGGCAACACCAACCACTTCAACCTGACGGCGACGCTCAGCGGCGCCAGCGGGACGACGACCGAGGTCTACCCGAACCTCAACGTCTCCGGCACCGGCGCGGACGTCCTGCCGCCGAGCATCACTGGCGCGGGCAACAATGCGACGATCGGCCAGGTCGGATCGACGACGGCTACGAGCGTCCTGATCCAGAAGATCACGAAGCTCGCCTCGGGCATCCCTGTTCAGGGAAGCACGACGATGAGCACCGGCACGAACGGCACCGTCGCGGCGCTCGAGTACATCGGCACGCAGGGCACCGGCGGCTCGTGGGGCTTCGCCCTCCTCGAGGGCGACACGCTCTGCGACTACATCTGGACCGACGACCCGGGCAACTCGATTCGCGCCGCCGTCAACGCCGGTCTTCTGGCGCACGTCGCATACATGGGCGGCACGCACATCGGCTTTATCAACGGCAACTCGGGTCAGACCCTCTCGGCGGCGCAAACCGACGTCCAGAGCTACCGCAGCCCGTACCTCGTCTACTGCGACGCGTGGCGATACATCTACGACGACGTTACGGGCAGCCTGCAGCTCGTGCCGAGCGGTCCGGCAGTCGCCGCCATGGCAACGCAGATGAACCCCGCGCTCTCGCTCGCGTGGCGCTCGGTCGGCGGGGAACTGCTCAGCACGGGCACCGTGGCCCTCGAGCAGAACCGAGGACAGGCCGCCGCGACGAACACGGCGGCCGGAATCACGACCCTCGACCAGGCGCCCGGGGGACCAGGGTCCGGCACGGGGCCAAAGTTCTACCTCGAGCAGGACGTCTGCACCGACGGTTCCGATCTTTGCGTGAACCGGATGGACCAGTTCATCGCGAAGAGCGTCGCCGCTGCGTGGGCGCCGTACGTCAACGCTCCGCAGGTCGCGCTGTACCAGCAAGACCTGCTCAACAGCCTTCAGATCTTCCTGCAGCAGCTCGTCACCAACGGCGAGACCAACCCCTCGGCGAACGCGTTTATCTCGGGGTTCTCGACGCCGGTGATCCAGAGCACGCAGGCGCAGATCCGGCAGGGCCAGTTCGTCGTGGCCTCCCAGGTCAACTACGCGGGCTCGATGAAGCAGATCATCTTCGCGCTGCAGAGCGGCGTCGGCATCACCATCACGTCGAAGTGAAGGAGACGGGTCCAAGGCGATGGCAAATCCGTTCATTTACGGCCGCGACAGCTTCGCGAAGTGCTACATCGGCAATCCGCCGAAGCCCTTCAACATCTGGGCGAAGAAGATCCACGTCCAAGAGAAGGCGTCGGTCCAGTGGGACGGGGTGTGCGGCGAGAACCGCGGACGTCCCATCAAGATCACCGACGGCTTCATCGTCACGATCGACACCTACGACGATGGCTCGACGAAGTACCTCGAGAACTACATCGCGGCGCAGTCGAACGACGACGCAGGCAACCCGCCGATCGGCTTCGGCTCCGGTCTCGTCTTCCGCAGCGCGGGCGGCGTGAGCGTCGTCGTCTTCGGAGGGATCACGGTGCTCGACCCGCTCGACTACTCGGTCGAGGGCCGGATGGCGGCGAACACCGGCGTCGTGAAGTTCAACTCGCAGTACATGAACAAGGGGCCCGGCGTCGCGATCTAACCCGACACCTTCCCCACCCTTCGATCGTCCCAAGACGCCCCCAGGTCTCGCGCCTGCGGGGCGTTTTTGCTTGAGGCACCATGACCGACCCGCTCCGACAGTACCTTCTTCCATCCGGCCGCGGCGTGCGGCTTCGCGAGCTCACCTACGACCAGGTCGACGCCGTCGAGGCGCAGGTCGCCGGCTCCGACAAGCTGCAGACGGGCCAGGGCATCGTCTCGCGCATGCAGTTCTCCCGGCTCGTGTCGGCCGAGTGCGTCGCGCTCATGGTCGCGGAGATGACCGAGGAGAAAGGCATCGCGTTCGAGAAGCTCGCCGAGGCGAAGTGGCGCAAGTGCGAGCCGTCCATGTTCGACGGGAAGCTCAGCGAGTTCTTTTCGGCGAAGGACATGGTCGTCCTTCGAAACCGGTACGCGGTCGAGCACGACGTCTCGGACATCGAACTGGCAGGCGTCCTCGAAAAAAAAGCGGACGTCTTGCCGGGCTAAGCGTCTTTTGGTGGCAGACGAAGGTAGGCCGGTTTCGGCCGCTCGCGTTCCTCTGCCGCTACGCCTCGCAAGACGTCTATCGGCTGCTCGGGCGTGACCCGATGAAGCGTCCCCTCACCAGGCAGGAGCGCGCCGTGTTGGAGTTCTGCGTGCTGGAGCTCGTACAGGCTGAGCGCGGCACCGGAGACGCCGGCGCGCCGCCGGGAACTGATCCCATGTCGAGCGTTCTCGGGGCGGGACGCTGATGGCCGACCCGATCGTCCCGCCGACCAGCGAGATCGTGACGACAGCCATCCAGGCAATCGTCGCCGCGCGTCCGGAGGCGCGTCCCTTCATCGAGGGTGACGGCAATTGGTCCGCGATCCCGAAGATCATCGAGGCGCACACCGACGTCGCCCTGGCGCGCGTCGTCGACGAGGTGCAGAGCGCGCGGCTCCGCTTCGCGAAGGGCGCGGGCCTGCGGACGCTCGTATCGAGCGAGTCAAACCTCTCGATCCAGCCAGCGCCCCAGACCGCGCTGGCGACGCTCATTCTCGCGCGCGGCGCCGGCGTATCGGCCGGGCTGCCGGTCGGAAGCTCCCCCGCGGGCGTCATCAAGGCGGGCCAGACCTTCACGAAGGCGGCCGACCCGAACGCCTTCCCGATTCCCATCGCCGGCGCGACGTACACGGCGCTTCAGACGGTGTACGTGCCTTCGGGCGCTCAGATCGCCATGGTCCCGTGCGTCGCGGCGACGGCGGGACCCGAGGCGAACGTCCCGACGTTCTCGAACACGACGGCCACGGTCGCGACGATCACGGGCGGCAGCGTTACGACCGCAGTCGGCGGCGTCCCGGTCTGGGGCTTCGCCAACGACATGACCGTCGACAACGGCAACCCGTTCACGGTCGGCGTCGTCTTCAAGATCGCCTCGCTCGGCTACTTCTGGGTCGCCAGCCTGTCCGGCGGAATCCAGATACAGCTATGCGTCCCGAACGTGGCGGCCCCGTCGTTCGCGCTCAACGCCCTACCGGGCACGCCGATCCCGACGAGCTCGACGATCACCTTCGGGAACACGCAGATCCAGCCGGCGACGCCGCTGTTCGACTCGAACCTGAAGGTCTTCGACTGCGAGGCCGCCGGCGGCTCGACAGGCATCGACGATCCGCGACTCGTGGCCGCGGCTCGCGCGTACGCTCGAGGGCAGTACGGCCCGACGGACGCGGCCCTTGTGTCGGGCGCCCTGCAGCAGCAGAGCGTCGGGCACTTCGCCTTTTTCAGGGCGAACGCGCTCACCCCGTACGCGCAGGGGTACGTAGCCGATCCGTCGTGGGCGTCCTCGGGTCTCGGGCTGGGCTCCGGAACGTCGTGGACCGACAGCATCGCCGGTGCCATCGCCCAGAGCTCCCTCGGCTTCGGGGCGCGCGTCCGATGGGGTCAGGTCGTAAACCGACTCACGTCCGTGAGCGCGACGATCCACCTCAAGAGCACGGCCGCGCTGGCGTCGACGTCGGCGATCGACGCCAACGTTCGCGCGGCGATCCGCAGCTACTTCGATGACAGGGTCGACTGGTACCTCTTCCGCCTGAAGGGGCTCGGGGCCGCCATCACCAATGCGGACCCGAACATTCAGCAGGCGGTCGCCATCGCGGTGAGCGACGCGGTCACCGGCGCGGCGATCGCGGAACCTGCGGTGCCCGGACAATCGACCTGGTCGCCGAGTCTGACGCACTACTACATCGGCACCGACACCGACGACAACACGGTGACCCTGACCTACTTGCCGCCGATCTGAGCGAGGTCCCGTGGAAGGTTCGACTTACAACGTCGTGCTGCGCCTCAGCACGCAGGGGTCGCTCTCGGGCGGCCTCGACGTGGTCGGCGTCCGCGCGGCCGAGGCCTCGAAGGCGGTCGACCACGTGCGCGAGTCGACGTCGCACGCGCGCGACGCTGTGATTGACCTGGGCTCTCGCGCGGGCGAGACGCTGTCGCGGATGGCCGACCGCGCGATCGACGTCGGCCTCGAGCTCGCGAAGTGGGGCGGCGCGGCCGTCGCCGGCGTGGCGACCTACGGCGTCGCGCACCTGAACAACGAGCTCGAACAGACCCAGATCTCCATCGCGGCGATCGGTCAGGCGCAGGGATACGTCAGCACCTTCGAACGCGGCATGGGCCTCGCGGCCGACCAGGTCTCGAAGATGAAGCAGGACGTCAAGTCGCTCCCGGGCGACCTCGGCCAGCTCTCCGACATCATGAAGACGATCGCGACGCCCGCCGCGCAGGCGCACGCGTCGATGGATCAGATTCGGCAGCTCGCCGGGAAGACGATGCTGACGTCCGCCATCCTGGGCGTGCCTCAGGAAGTTGCATCACGCGAGATGGCGCAGCTCCTCGCGGGTCGCGCGGGCAGTCACAACATCCTGGGCAGCCGCCTCGGGCTCATCGGCGAAGACGCGAAGGCCTTCAACGCCTCTGGCCCCGAAGCGAGGCTCGCGCGCATCACGACCGAACTCGGGAAGTACCAGGGCGCGACGGACCGTTTCTCGCAGTCGTTCGTGGCCAACTGGACGACGCTCAAGGACAACGTCAAGTACGGCCTCATCTCCGAATCGACCGCGCCGCTATTCGAGCGGGTGAAGCAGTCGCTCGCCGAGATCAACGACTACTTCGACACGCACAAGGCCAAGATCCACGACGTCACGGTGCTCGTCGGGCAGAAGCTCGTCGGCGGCTGGAATGAGGTCGAGGCAGTCTTCAAGCGGGTAGCCCCCATCGTTGGTCAGCTCGCGGACCATGTGCTTCGGATGTCCGGCAAGGACGTCACCGAGGGTCTCAAGCATGCGGCGGAGACCGCGCTTGCGATGAAGGTCGCGGGCGCCGGCATATCGGCAGGCTTCAGTATTGCGGGCTCGATGGGGGGCGGCGGGCTCCTGGCCGGCGGCCTCGGAGGAGAGGCAATCGCCGGAGCCGCTGGCGCCCTCGCTACCGCTGCAGCCGTTGCTGCGCCCTTCGTCCTAATGGCTGGCAGCGCGCTCGACGTCCTGACCAACAAGACGTCGATCTACCATGACCGTGCCGTCACGATGGCCGAGGACCTCGCGACGACGGCGACGCAGACCCTAACCGAAGTCGCCCAAGCGACGGAACCGGCCCGGTCCTCCCTGCGGGCATTCGCTGACTACCTCGGCGCGGAGTTCATCGAGGGGCTCGATTACGACCTGCACGCGCTCAAGTCGATGGGCGAGGGTATCGCCGGGTTCTTCAGGAGCCTACCAAGACCTGGGCAGAGCTTCGATGCCGCGAATGCGTGGGATAAATTCGACAGATCCGTCGACACGATGGGGCCCGTCAAGGAGCACGACATCGAGACGGTGTGGTCGCGCTTCGCGGGTATCGGCGCCGAGCAGAAGGACGGCGCCAAGGGCCCCGTGAAGGTCCCGCCCGTCCACGTGAACATCGGCCAGATCTCGATCAACGTGCAGAGCAATCAGGACCCGGGCCGCATCGCGCGCATGGTCCACACCGAATTCAAGCGGCAGGCGCTCTACCCGACGATGTCGCCGCACGTGCCCGACTATGGGCGTGGTGGTGGCTGATGGCCTGGACGTTCACGCAGGAGGGGCCCGCCCCGAAGGTACTGACGCTCACCGGATGGGCCCAGCCGTTCGGCCGCCCTCGTAACGGTGCGGTGGTCGACATCGGGCGCGAGGTTCTTCGAACGGTGACGCGGCTGCCTGGCAACGTCGATCCCATCGTGAACGCCTTCACGGGCAAGTCGAACGACTGGCAGATGCACGGGCGCTGGATGGATCGCGTGATGGGCGCGGGACCTGGCGCAGCGATGCGCATGGCGCAGCAGTGGAAGCAGTTTGTCGAAGACAAGCGGATCGTGCTCGCGTCGTGGGACAACCTCATCGCTTACCGGATCTTCATCCACAAGTTTTCGGCCGGCGTCGAGGGCAACAACACGAGCTCAGCTTCGGGCGCCGACAAGCTCGGCTTCGTCAAGATCCCCGGCACGTACAACGAGATCGCCTGGCAGCTCGAGGCCGACGTCATCACCGACCTTTCGATGTCGGCGCCGTCGCTGATCCCGCCGGTTCAGACGCCCTCAGTGCAGGCCGCGGCGATGGCGGGGCTCATCCCGGCCGCGGTGAAGCCGTGGACCGACCCGCTCGGGCCGCTGGCCTGGGCGCTCGCGCTCTTTCCGACGCTCGCGCAAGCGCTCAGCGTCATCGAGCACGAGCTGATGGTGCCGTTCAACCTCGTGTATCAGATCGCTTCGCAGATCAGCGACTTCGAGTCGGCTCTGCAAGCCGACCTGATGGGGATGGCATCTGGCGTCGGCCAGGTGCAGACGGCCGTGTACAACCTGCGGCAGACGACCGACCAGTTCTCGGTAGCGGTGGCCTCGATGCAGGCGCAGTACGCAGACCAGCCGGCCTTTGGGCTGCAGCCCATCTTTAGCGCCGGCGACGTGATCAACTTCCAGGCGTCGAAGGTCCAGAGCGACCGAGCCAGCGCCGCCCTGCTCGCGGTGATGGCCTACCTGCAGTCGCAAGTGCGGTTCTATCTCCGGGGCGCGACCCGCACCGCGTATACCGCGGTCGCCGGGGACACGTGGGAGACCATCGCGCTCGCAACGCTCGGGGCGATCGACGCTGCACAAGCCATTCGGGACGCGAACGGTGTGACCTTCGGGCAGCAGCCGGTCGGCGGGAAGAACTACCAGATCCCCGCTGGGGGATGAGCCATGCCCGCGCAGAACCCCCGCGTCGCGGTCGAGCTGAAGGTGCCCAACGTGGGCACGCCCGGTGAGCGGGAAGCAGAGGAGCTCGTCGACAACGTCACGACGCTGAGCGTCCGGGCCTACAAGGTTCGGATCGAATACAACAATCACAACGCGGCCGACGAGTGCTCGATCGAGTGCTCCATCGATGACGCCGGCATCGACCCGCGCTTCCTGCGCAACGCCGAGGTGTACGTCTACCTCGACGACATCGGTACCTCCCCGTTCGACATCGTGCCGACGGTGGGGCGCGGCGACCTTCGCACCGGCAACCTACGTTTCCTCGGCATCGTCACCGCCGTCGAGCGCATGCTCAGCGAGCAGTCGAAGCACGTCGTCATCCGCGCGCAGGACTACACGTGCCTTTTCCTGCAGCACAAGAGCGGGTTTTCTCCGAAGCACCTGCCAAGCTACTCCGACACGCTCGCGTCAGCGTGGGCCAAGATCTGCGACGGCACGGGTTACCTGACGTTCGACACGCTGCCGCCGAGCATCGTCAGCACCGTTTCGGAGCTACGCAACCGGATCGTCTTCGAGCCCCCGACGCTCGCGGTCCTCACGCTCGGGTCGGCGGTGTCCCCTCGAGCGTCGCTCTCGAGCGCCAAGGTCCAGATCCCGCATACCGAGGGATGCGACGCGTGGGCCGTGTGGCAGCACATCGTCGGCGCGCTCGGGCTGATTACGTTCATCCGCGGCTCGCAGTGCGTCGTGACGACGGCGACCGACTTCTACTCTGGCGACGACCCTCCCCGGATGATCTGGGGCCTGAACATCGCCGAGATCCACGAGACGCGAGACCAGCACGCGGTCAGCGCCAAGAACATTTGCATCTACAGTTTCAACCCGTTCACGGGCACGCACCTCGAGTCGTTCTACCCGCCGAAAGGCGACATCACGCCGAAGGGGCGCGGGAAGAAGAAGATCGGCGCGTCGGCGCTCGGGCCCGGCATCACGCTGCGCGCGCAGGACTACGAAGTTTTCCAATGCCCGATGGCGATCAGCGACCAGGCGGCCCTGGACAAGTACGCAGAGCGCGTGTGGCAGGAGCACGGGCGCCAAGAGCTGAAGGGCACCCTCAAGACTCCCGTCGCCGCGGCGTGGACGAACGACGACTTCGCGATCGGCGTCACGACGGGCAACGTCAGCGCGCTGCCGGCGCTGCCGCCGAGCTTCTCGCTACTCGGGCTGCAGGCGGGCGACCGCATCCGCATCGAGATCGATCAGGCCGCGTTCACCCTCGTGCAGGCGATGCCGAGCCTGCAGGGACGGATCGGCGCCCTCATCCAGCGCGGCTACAGCCCGACGATGGCGCAGTTCATCTGCAAGAACCTGAGCGCGATCCAGTCGGTCTCACCTGAGTACCAGGTGCACTCGTCGACGATCGACTTCGAGGTCTCGAGCGACGGTGGCAAGTTTGAGGTCACGATCGACTACCTGAACCGCGTGTACGTGAGCGGCAGCGCGAAGCCCGGCGATGGCGTCCGCATTCCGGCGATCGAGGGGGTGCCGCTTTGAAGGGCGGCCGGCTCGGCGGCGCGATGCCGTTCGTCGGCTGGGGAACGGCTGGCCGCGACGTCGATACGCCGCTCAACTACTACACGCTCGGAGACGGTTCCCCGACGGACACCGGCATCACGACGGTGCACGTCCAGCTCTTCGACGGGCGCGACCCCACGGTCCCCCTCGAGGCGGCTACGGGGCAAGGCCGGTACGTCATGTGCCAGCTCGCCCAGGGCATCGTGACGCTACCCCCCTTCGGGGCACGCGTTCTCGTCGTGTCGCCGTCGAGCCACGGCACGGCGCCTGGAAACAGCGTCATCGTCTACGTGGTCGATCCGTCGGCGCCGGCGCTGCAGCCGGGCGAGACGTGCTTCATCCCGACCATCGGCGGCACGCGAGGCATCGCGCGCAAGGATGGGACCGTGGAACTCGGCGCCATCCTGCCGCAGTTTCATGCGGCCGTGTCGGAGCTCGTCGATCAGGCTGTGACAACGATCGTCGAGGCCTTCAACACCCATACCCACGTTGTCGCGGGCGCGTGCCCACCGGGCGGGGGCGCTCTCACGGGAGGCACCGCCGCGCCGCCGACGCCAGGGATCACGCCGGCCCCAGGAAGCACCGCCAGCAAGATCTTGAAGCTCTCAGGCTGACGCGAGGGAAGCCCCATGACCAACGCACTCACCACGATTCTTTTCAACGGGTCGCGGCGGGTGCGCGTCCTCTGCACGGCAGCTCTTGGCGCGGGCGCGTTCACCAGCCTCGCGTACTACGCGATCACGAACCTCGACGGCCTCGGCGCATCGCCGAACGTGAACGCCGTCTTCGCGGTGTCGACCGACGCGACCGCCTTCGAGCTCTCACTCGACTCGGACCTGGTCGCCGGTGCGATGTACCAGGTCACGGTCACCGCCCTGCCCTTCGTGTCGGGCGGCCCGCTGACGGCGAGCCTCTCGTCACTGGTCGCACCACGGCCGAACACGCCGGACCCGCAGGACGAGCCCGCGACCGGGGACCTCGCGCTCTACTACTACGGGCGAGACCTGCTTCAGGCCGACAGCGGCGACTTTGCCCAGGCGCCGACCGGCGACCTCGCCACGATCGCGGGCCGGCCAAACTGGACCGGGGCGCTCCTGCGGCGCGCGCTGAGCGATGGCATCCCGTGGGATGGCGCCTACGGCGCGAAGCCTGACGACTACGTGAACGCGCCGCCGACGATGCAGCTACCGCTAAGCGCACGGCTCGTGCAGCAATGCCGCGCCGACGACCGCACCCTCTCGGCCCAGGTGCATCTCGTGGCCAACCAGGGCCAGACCGTCTCGAACCCGAGCGGCGCGACGGGCGGCTACTCGTTCCAGATGGTCGCCCAGGGCCGCGACGGTCTCGACCGCGCGACGATCCCCGTCCCCGCCCCGGCCTCGGCGTAAGCACATGCCCAGCCCGCAGCCGCTACCCACCGTCCGCGACTTCATCACGGCCGGCAAGCAAGCCATCACGGGGCAGCTCGACGACTACGGCGACGTTCGGTCCGGGTCGATGTACGACCACCTGAACGGGCCGTATGCGACGCTGATGGCGCGCGAGGCCGCCGCGGACCGCGACAAGTTCCGCGCCATCTACATCTCGTCCGCGCAGGGCAAGACGCTCTCGGCCGTGGTGTCCGGGCGGCTCGGGGTCGACAGGATCGCCGGCACCTACGGCCTCGGCTCGCTGCTCGTGCAGCGTGCGAGCTCGGCCGGTGGCGCTGGGAAGTTCTGGACGGGCACGCGAATCCAGGTGCCCGGGAGCCCGCCGGGCATCTACGAGGTCGCGCAGGACACGACCGAGGCTGCATCCTCGCTGTCGGCCACGGTGCCGATCCAGGCGACTGCGACGGGACCAGGGAGCGCCGTACAGGGTGCCACGGGCGGCGCCTTCCTCGACCCGATCTGGGATGCGACGTGGTCGCCGGTCTCGCTCTCGTGCGCCGCGGGCACCGACTTCGAGAAGGCGACCGACTACGTCGCGCGCGCGCGCACGTCCCTGCTGGCGAACCGAAACGGATACCTCGCGAAGCTGCAGACCGCCTGCGCGTCGATCGGCGCGGTCAACGCCATCGCGTTCGACTCGAGCACCGGGTTTGCCGCGGACGACGTGACCGACGACTACGGCCTAAACGCCATCTACGTCGGCGATGCGAACTTCGGCGCGACGTCGGCGCTCGTGGACGCCGCCGCGGTCGCGCTCGAGTCGTGCCGGACGCTGGGCGCCGAGCTCTGGGTCGGCGGCATCACGCAGTCGGTGCAGAGCGTCGTCGGAACGGTCTACCTCACCGACTCGCCCGGCAACCTTCCGAGCGTCGTGATCGCGCGTGCATGCATGCAAGCCGTGCTCGCGTCGTTCCCGGCGTACGCGGTGAAGGTCAAGGCCCTCGAGGCGCGGGTCGCGGCCGCTTCCCCGTACATCCAACAGGTCACGATCACGACGCCAGGCGCCGACACCTCGGTCCCGACGATCAAGTTCTCCGACGAGGGCGGCAAGTTCCCGAACCCGCAATTCATTAGCGAGACGTGGCCCTCGACGCTGACGGTCTACACGACCAGCGCCCAACGAGTGAGCCTCACGCTCACCGGCCCGAGCTAAGGCCCGATGCCCAAGCTGCCCATCACGCTGCCGTGTCGCCTCGACTCCGGGGCTCTCCCCGTCAGCGACACCGACGACGTGCTGGCCGCATGGAGCGGGGACATCGCCGGGCTATCGACGGCCAAGCTCCGCGACGCCATCGTCGCGGGCCAGCTCGCGGCGCTGAAGGCGTACCAGCAGGCGTCAGGCTACGCGGCCGCGCAGTCGGACCCGCTGCGAGCGACGGGCGAGTACCTCGACGAGATCGGCGCGTTCGAACGCGACATCAAGCGCGGCGCGGGCGAGGCTGACGCAACGTACCGAGCTCGGGTCAACGCCCAGCCGACCCTGGTGTCCCCCGAGGACGTGCTAGCAGCCGCAAACGCGGCGCTCGCGCCTTACACCGACGTGCAGTGCCGGTACGCAGAGCGGTGCGACGGCATCTTCCCAGGCTCGCCGGACGTTGAAACGGTGTACGGGGGAACGAGCTACCAGCGGAGCACCGCGTTCACTACGTTCAGCTCGCACGCTTACGGAGACTACCGCTCCGCCGCCCTGGTCACCGGGTCAGGTCGGAACATTGACGACGGCGGCGCCAACTCGACGCCGAACTACCCCGACCGACGCTACGGCCTGATCACGAGTCGCCGCCCCGCAGGCACGACGGCACTCGGCGTTGGGCTCGGGCCCTCGTCTTGGCCCGTCGAAGTCGTTCCCACCATCGGGCTTACGCCGCTCTCGGGCACCGTCAGCGGGCTGCTCGGCCCGAGGCTGCCGATCCTGCTTGGCAGCGGCACCTCGTTCCTACAGCTGCAGCGCGGCCCGCAGCAGGGCGTCGACGGCACCAACGGGACGCTGCTGGCCATATCGGACGGCGTCGGCTTCGTCATCATCTACGTCACGCAGGTTCTCACCGACACGCAGCTGAAGTTTGCGCTCTGGAACCCCGACGACCCGTTCGGCATCGGCTTCGCCGTGTGGACCGGCGAGCTCCCGATCACCTTCGTGGGTGCGCCGATCTACCCGGTGACGCTCTCGACCCAGGCGATCAGCGACGAGTACGGCCGTTATTTTCACCTGCGCGTGCCCGACATCTCGGCGATCGACAGCACGGTGAATGCGGCCTACCAGCTCGGGGACCCGCTGCCTCCGGAGACGCCCGCGGGCGGGGGCGGATGCTTCCCTGGCATCCCTGCCGATGGGGTGAGCGCTCAGAACGGCGTCTTCCCATTCGGGATCACGAAGACATCCGATGGCGTCTACGAGGCGCTGATCGACAGCGTCGAGGCTGTACGCGGCCAGAGCACCCGCTGGTCGATGCTGTCGGATCCAACCTTGGCGCAATGAGGACACATGGCTGAACAGCAAGGGTTCCTACTGACCGTCGATGGGCAGGAGGTCGCGGTTGCGGACTACGTGAACGTGGGCCGCACCGCTGGCCTCGCGACCGACCGCGCGCTCGCCGAGCTGCTGCGGTTCCCGCCCTACGACGGGTCGAACGTCTACAAGTCGATCCTGCCTTCGTACCTCGAGGTAGTCGAGGGTGGCGGCGGAGCGACGGCAACGAACCCAGGCGTCGTGACTCCGGGTCCAGGCAGCAACGGCAGCGTCCAGATCAACCCGTTCACCGCGATCGTCGGGTCGCGCGCTGCGCCCGGTGCCGCTGCGCAGGATCCCACGTGGCCGGGGGCGAGGCAAAACCTCAGCGACATTCGGACTGCGGTCTATACCGGGGCCGCGACGCTAGCGACGTCGCTTGCGCTTGCTGCCAACGGCAGCGGCAACCCGCGGCAAGACCTCATCTACGCGACGATGAGCGTCGATTCCCAGGCGGGCAGCACCGTCCGCCGCGTGAAGAACGCCACGTCGGGAGCTCTGTCGACGCAGAACCTGCCGACGCTCGTCGCGAACACGGTGACCGTGGGCGTCGTGACCGGGACGCCCGCAGGGAGCCCGACGCTCCCGGCGTTGCCCGCCGACTCGGCCGGAAACTACAACATTCTGATCGGGTCGGTGTGGGTCCCCAACGGGTTCAACTCCAGCTCGACGGTGCTGACGACGCAGATTCGCTCTCTCGTCGGCGTCGCGAAGACGGGCACGGTCGCCGGCTCGGCGGGGCAGACGATCGCGCAGCTCGCCCCATCGAGCGGCGCGCACGCGGGGCCCTTCTCTGCAAGCGGGAACAACGACCGCGCCGGCACCTACGCAACGAACTTCCCATGGGGATCGTCGCGCTCGAAGATGTTCCTCCCGCCGACCATGATGGGCGGCGTCCAATGCTTCGGCGAAGTCGACCTCGTGGCGAGCGCGAGCCACGCTTCGGGGAGCGTCTTCGACGATACGATCGACTGGCGAAACCGCTTTGTCATGGCCTTCGTGAGCGGGTCGGGCAGCTTGGTCTACGCCCAGGACCCGGGCTACGTGAGCGGCAACAGCGCG